TTATTTTTTACTCTTCTGTTCCAGCTGCTTTATACTGTCCAGGTAATCCTGCTCCACGCTGCTTAGTGTTTTCGCTTTATATTTTTTATACTCCGTCTGTACCTTATCCATTGCCTGATCATGACTGACAGTCCCGTTTCCAATCAATAAATTTTCTCCCGTGGAGGTCAAAATACCATCGAGATGTTTTGCCCAGTCTTCCATCGTCATTGGAATCTCTCGCTCTGCCTGTCTCTCAGCAAAATCAAGATATCCGGAAACAAGCTGTCCCATCGCGCGAAGTTCTTTTTCATTCAGATAGTTCTTTGCAATCTTCGCTTCACGAAGCGTAGGCTGGTCTCCTGAAAAAGTCATCAGCCCCATAAAATCCTTTTCTGCGTCAGCACGATGATAGATCACCTCCGCCGCAGTCTCGCCGGAAACAGCATAATGGATCTTGTTCTGTACGCGCTTGAAAAATTCAATAGAAACTTCAGCCTTAGGATTATAATCAATACTGGTCGCATAGATTTCCAATACCTGACGATAGAACACTTTTTCAGAAGCCCGGATATCACGGATTCTTTCCAGTAATTCCTTAAAGTATCCGCCACCGCCCAGTTCTTTCAAGCGGTCATCATCCATCGCGAAACCTTTTTTGATGTATTCCTTTAAGATATTTGTTGCCCATATACGGAATTGCACACCACGCTGGGATTTGACACGATAGCCAACGGAGATGATGACATCAAGATTGTAATAGTCCACTTGATATATTTTTCCATCCGCAGCAGTTGTTGCAAAATTTGCAACAACTGAATTTCTGACTAATTCTCCATCCTCAAAGATATTTTTAATATGCTTGGATATAGTAGACTTATCCCGTTGAAACAGATCAGCCATCTGTTCCAGCGACAGCCACACCGTTTCGTCCTGCATATTGACATCTATTTTCGTCAGACCATCTTCGGTCTGGTAGATTATTATTTCTCCGCGGTCGGGCATGCTGATGTCCTCCTATTCTAATTCATTTCAGTTGTTTCGCCCCGTGGCGGGAATCCCTTGTTTTAAGCTTTTGCAAGCCCTTATTTACTGTTCCTTGACATCAGTACCACCGTCTCGACGTGGCACGAGACGCCAATGGGCTCCGGCCGTTCAGGCGGTAAGTAATAGACCTTTCCATCCTTCGAAATAAGCTGCACATCTTCTGCATACAATTCCGAGTTGTCCTGCAGATGTGCCGATCCTCCTGACTCTGTCTGAACGATGATCATTGATGCAAAATCCTGGCTAATTGCCTTGTAGTTCTGGTCATCATCTATCAATCCAGGGATGAAATGAACTACTCCATCAAATCCGCTTCTCTTTCGCCTGGATTCATCGGTGTCTATATTCAATCTCTTTACAGTGCTATTATGCCAATCAGAAAGCTTAGTCTGTGCATCCTGCACCTGTTTGGTATATGTCGGCAGGAGCGCATTACACTGTTCTCTGGATACTGCGCCCAGGTGTAAAGCGTATCTAAGATCAGATATCTTATATAGAACATCGAGCAATGCTTTCTGGTACATATACCAGTTCTGGGCTTCAGCTACTTCTTGCTCATAACCTGAATAATCCAAGTCTGCTTTCTTCGCATAACCGGCTAATGTGAGGTTTGCCTGTCCAAGCAGCTTCGTGCATTCTTCCTCAAGACTATCAAGCTGTGCGATCTTTGCCATACGCAGCTCATCGTTTTCCAGTATCTCTTCCTGGAAGTCTGCGATAGTTTTTACATGAGAAATTAAAGAGAATACTCTGCTCCGGTATTCATTATCCTGAAAATCAGCTATCTTGGATATTCCATCACTGATATCTCCAAGCTGGGAATTTATCTGGGTCATGTAATACTGGCCAACAACCATTGCTGCGACACTCATCGCTGCTGCAGCAGTATTGGCTACGGCAGCTGCACCAGTTTGTGCTTCTACTGGCACCCAGTTTGCCTGGCCCTGAATATTCTTAGCATTACGATAAAAGCCTCTGTAAGCTCCCTCGAGCTCCCTCGAATTTACAAGTTTTGCATTAGCTGGCAGAATAGCGCGATATAACACCTGTCCGTTAGCCTTTGCCGCCTGGACCGCATTATTAGCAGCATTTCCTGCTTGAGCAAAACCCGGGATCACATTATTTACACGAGCCAGAATTTTACTATCTTTGATCTCCACCAAATGATCTTCAGGCACCGACTCTGCCGGAAGCATCTCCATCTGAATACTAAGCTCCTGGGAAGCCTGCTGCCCTTGCACTGGCGAACTTTTCTTGCTCTCAACCAGTTCAGCATTATTTTCTTTCTTTTTTCTTCCTTTAAATATAATCATCACTGCCACTGTGACTGCAACAGCCGTACAAATAGCAATCACCAGATATTCCATGATCCGTCGCTTCCTTCATATCAAAAATATGACGATAAACATTAACCCAATATAGTTCAATAATACCAGCATTGCAAAGCTCAAACCACAAAAAAAATCGGCTACCCCGTACAGAGTAGCCGTGCAGCAGTTTCCATATTCAGATTTCAAGCTCCAGCGATGTTCCAGAAATGAATTCGAAGATCAGGGTCTTTCGGTTAACTGTGATGGTTTTGATGAGCTTCCGGACGAGGGAGTCGTCGTACTCAAGCTCGCTGGCATCATGGGTGTTGAAGAAATCCTGAATCTCCAGGATTTGGCGCTTCTGCTCATCCGCAGCTGCCTTGGTATCCAGCGCCTGGCTTTGTTTTGCCTTGATAGTCCGGATCTCATCAGCCAACTCGTCATAGTCGCGACCCTGATTAACACACTCGACCAGCTCAGCTTGAAGCTTCTTCAGCTTCTCTTCGTAACCTTTGAGTTCAGTTTCCGTCCCTTCTCCGACAACCTCATCCACGTTCCTGCGAAACTGATCTACTACTGGATCCTTTGAATCGTAAGCCTGCCGAATGGCCTCGAGGACCAGCGCATGCAACTTCTCTTCATGAAGAGTTGGCGCGAAGCATGGATCGCCTCCCTTCACGACTCGGTTCCTGCAGCGCCAGACCGGTTCCTTCTTTCCACGGTTGTCCCAGACAACTCTTCTAAATGGTGATCCGCACTCTCCGCAAATCAGGACCGAGGCAAGTGCATACTTACCACGGTAGCCTGCTTTCTGTTCAAGGGAGTTCTTCTTGCGGGCACGCTTGGCTATCTCCGCCTGGACCTCGTGGTAGTATTCCCTCGTCACGATCGGCTCATGGCTGTTCTGAACATAGTACTGCGGAACCGAGCCATCATTCTCGACACGCTTCTTTGTAAGCACATCTTCCGTGTAAGTCTTCTGCAGAAGGGCATCACCCATGTACTTCTCGTTCTTCAAGATCTGGAGGATATTGGAATCCCACCATTTTGTACTGCCGGCTCCATTCGGAATCCCGTCTGCCATTAACCCCTCGGCGATTGCCTTGCAGCTCTTGCCCTCCAGATACTCTTTGTAGATTCGCTTTACCGTCTCCGCCTGCTCCGGGTCAATGACCAAGTTGCCGTCCTTGTCCTTGGTGTACCCCAGGAACCAGTTGTGATTGACCTGGACCTTACCCCTTTGGTAGCGGAATTGAAGACCAAGCTTCACGTTCTTGGATAGGGATTCACTTTCCTGCTGTGCCAGTGAAGCCATGATAGTAATCAGGACTTCTCCCTTGGAGTCCATCGTGTTGATGTTCTCCTTCTCGAAGATCACCGGGATGTTCTTTGCCTTCAGCTGCCGGATGTATTTCAGGCAGTCGATCGTGTTCCTGGCAAATCTTGAAATCGACTTTGTAACCACTAGGTCGATCTTGCCCGCCATGCAGTCATCAATCATCCGAAGGAACTCTTCACGCTTCTTGGTCCCGGTACCGGAAATACCATCATCGGCATAGATTCCTGCGAAAGTCCAGTCGGGATTCTTCTTAATATATTCTGTGTAATGGTCGACCTGCTCATCATAACTGGTTGCCTGTTCATCTGTGTCTGTTGAAACTCGGCAATATGCAGCAACCCGAAGCTTCTTGACCTTCTCAGCCGCTGCCTTATTGCCAACTCGCTTCTTTGGCGGGAAGTAGATAACTGTTTTCTCTGCCATCATGAATCACCTTTTTCCTTGATCTGGTGGTAAACGTACTGTGCCTGTGCGAAGGGATCCTTCAAATGCTCCTTCACGGACTTCAATGTAAACTGCGTCTGCGCGATAGCATCCTTTCGTTTACGTTGTGGTTTAGCATAGGCTTCCTTCCGTTTCTGTCTGGCTTTCTGCACCTGGTCGAACAGTTCCTGGTCGATCAACGGTGGGTAGAATTCTGTGCCCAGGTATTTTCGATCCTTCAGAATGTTGTCGATGCCGGCATGGTAACGGTTGATCTCCAGGGCCTGTTTGATCCCAGCAAGGGAGCTTCCAGCAGCATACATCTGAAAAGCATCTCTCACCTTCTTTCCCTCTACCTGGTCGATGACTGCCCTGCCGTTCATCACCTTGTACCCGTATGGTATGCTTCTCATCGGTTCACTTCCTCTCGAAAAACAAGCCCGCAAGTGAACTCAAATCCGAGCTCAGTGCGGGAATAAACATGTACTGCCTTTATGAATTCAGTGAAGAACTCCTCGTCGAAGTCCTCCGTTATTCGCATCCCTCTGATCTTTTTCAGGAGTTTTCCACTTTCTGAAATCCCATGGTAGTTCTGCTGCAGCTGCACACCCAAGACTGCCTTCCGGCTATTGAGGTCAGCTCGCTCTGCAGAAAGCTCCGCCTGGGCTTTTCTGAAGACCAGCGGATCGAGTAGTTGTTCTGACGCCAGGATAGCCATCTTCTGTGATTTCTCTGTATTCTCCTCCAGCTTCTTATTGATCTTTGCAATCTCGTCGCCAACATCACTCTGGTTGATTCCCTGAATTCCCTGAACAAAAGGAACCAGCAGTTCATTCTGGCTGAAGATCAGCTTGTTGGTGACAGTGGTAAATGCCGCCCGGATAGAAGCGTCCTCGATGGAAATGAAAGAGCACTTGGTCTTATCCTGTATGTGCGTTTGGCAGACCCAGGCGATCAGTGGTCCTTCCACTCTTCCCTGAATGATCTTCCGTTTCAGGTGCCCGCCACATTCCCCGCAGATTAACTTTCCAGAGAACACGTAGCGGTTCTGGTACTTATCAGTGTCTATCCCGATTCCTCTCTCCGATCGGTGCTGTGCGATCAGTTCCTGCACTCGGTCGAACTCTTCTCTCGGAACAATGGCTTCATGGTGACCCTGATGCAGGTACATGCCTCGCTCGCCATGATTCGCATGGCGCACAAAGTTCTCGTCAGCATATGTTTTCTGGTAAAGTGCATCGCCGACGTAGCGCTCATTCTGCAGCATCTGTTTGATAGTTCCTGAATGCCACCGGTCTCGCAGCATAGATGGGATTCCCTTTTCGTTTAACTCTTTGGCGATCTTGTGTGCTCCAATCCCGCGGTAGGCTTCATCGAAGATAAACCGGACCACCTTCGCTTCGTCATCGTTAATCACAAGTGTGGTCCCTTCCTGCCGGTAACCGTAAGGCGCCATGCCCTGTCTGAAGGTTCCTTTTTCAAATCGCTTCTGAATGCTCCACTTCTCGTTTTCAGAAATAGAAATGGATTCATTTTCTGCAAGGCTTCCCAGCACCGTCAGAATGAACTCATCTTCCATCGTGAGTGTGTTAATGTTTTCTCGCTCGAAGAATATCCCCACTCCATAGCTTGATAGTGCCCGGACCATCTCCAGGCAGTCAGTCGTATTTCTCGAGAATCTGGAGATGGACTTAGTCAGAACCAGGTCGATCTTACCTTCCCGGCAATCCTCCAGGAGCCGGAGCAGCTCCGGTCGTTTGTCTTTCTTGGTGCCGGTGATGCCCTCATCGTAGTATATGCCAACATAAGTCCACTCCCGGTTTCTTCTAATCAGCTGATCGTAATGCTTCCTCTGAGCATCCAGGCTTTCTAACTGTTCATCCGTACTGGTTGAAACCCGGCAATATGCTGCGACCCTGAGCTTGCAATCGGTTTTCTGCTTTTTTGCTTCAATCTTTGTTATCGTTGTCAAGGTCTCGTCCTCCTTTCATTAGGTGACATGTTGGCTCTACTTCCCACTTATATCAACGATTACTTGGCATTAATCCGGCCAGATGCGGAGAGAAAGTTTCGCGGTTTTTCTGGTCAATTTTGTGATATTGGTCCAATGTAATCAGGTCCTGATCCAGCATTTCCTTGAGCAGCTTGGAGGCAACAATATAACCATATTCACTGCGAAGGTCTTCATCTGTGACAGTCCGCTCCTGATACTCATCCTCACCTGGAAGATGTCCCTTTACCTGTGTTATGGATTTCTCTTCCCCGTTCATAAGACTCACACTCCTTCCAAAACACACAGGACAAATTCCCGCTTACTGAGCAAAGGAGCAATCGAGTAGGAGGCGGCCAATAGACCGCCGACCTCTCACACCACCGTGCGTACCGTTCGGTACACGGCGGTTCAACCAATTTAACAAGTAACACGCCTTGCGGCATAGTAGTCAGACATAGAGATTAGCCCGAATGCGGCTAATCTCTTGTTGTTTATGGCCATGTTAACAGCGCCCTTATTGCAGACGTAGGCAATTCTTTTCCCTGTGTGTGCAACTCGGTATGCTGTCATGCGGTCTATTCCAAGCTTCATCAGGTTCTTCGCTCTGTTCTGCGGTGTTTTCCAGTGCTTCCAGATACACATCCTCAGACGATATCTGATGTTACTGTCCATCCGCTCACACAGGCCTTTCATGCTTCCTATTTTGAAGTAATTAACCCATCCCCGGATAAGCTGGTTCAGTTTCAGTACTTTATAGGCGTTGTCAACTCCCCAGCCTCTGCACGACAGTTTCTTCATCTGGGCCTTGAACTTAGCGACTGCCTTCTGGTGCGGTCTGGCTTTGTATGCTTTGGCAAATGGGTCAAAGTAAAACCCGAACCCGAGGTATTTGATGCCTTTAGGTTTATCGACCTTACTCTTTTCGGCATTTACCTTCAATCCGAGCCTCTCCTCGATAAATCTGGCCACGCTCTTCATGACTCTCTCTGCCGCCTGTCTGCTTCCGACCATGATGATAAGGTCATCTGCATACCGGACGAAATCCAGTCCTCTCGCCTCTAACTCTTTGTCCAGCTCATTGAGCATGATGTTCGCTAACAGCGGCGATATATTTCCGCCTTGGGGCGTGCCGATTATGGTATCTTCGTACTCGTCATCGATCATCACTCCGCTAACCAGGAACTTTCTCACCACTGAAATGACGTCTCCATCCTTTATCGTCCGTCCGAAGATCGTCATCAGCTTGTCATGGTCTACTGTGTCAAAGAACTTCGCAAGGTCGATGTCCACAATCCAGCTATGCCCGTCATTCATTATTTCCAGTGCTTTAAGAACTGCCCTGCTGTGCACACCGATTGGGCCTGAATCCGTAGCTGTGGTCGTGGAACTGCTCCTCAAATATCGGAGTGAGCACCTGTGCTACCGCCTGCTGTACAAAGCGGTCTACCACCGTTGGCACTCCCAAGGTTCCTTGTTCCACCGTCTGGCTTTGGTATCTCCACCCTTCTGACCGGCTGCGGCTTGTACTTCCTTGTCCCGCAGCTGTTCCCTGATGCTTTCGCCGTTTTTTCGAAAGGTATGCACCAAGTCCTTCGACGGTCATTCCGTCGATACCTGCCGCTCCTTTGTTTCTGACGACTTGCAGATATGCCCGCATTGAGATTGTCTTTGCTTAATATCTGCTCCATGAGACTACTTGTGTCCATGCGTTGTTTCCTTTCTGCCCCTTTCGCCTTTGCCGCCTTTGACGTTATCGACAGACGTTGCTCCGGCTACGAAGTGGAACGTACTTCAACTGATTGATTGTTCGCCCCTTCGCTCCGTCCCCATTACAGGGACTTCCTCACTACTATGGGCTCTGCTGACATCTCACAGTTCGTTGTTACTACGGCTGATGGAACCGCCTGTGAGATCTCCACGCTTAAGGTGCGCGCTCTTTTCCCCTCATCTACCTGCCACATTTACTGGTACTTCCAGCAACTTTTGGGCTTCATCTCTTCTAGCAGACTTACCCGTATTTCCCAGCCTTGTATGTGGTTCCTGTTCGTCAGGCCAAGGGTTTGCCTACAGCTTCCTTCAGATTCCACCTCACGATGGACACCCTTGCTGTTCAGCTATGTACTTCGTCGTTGCCTACGCGTACTCGGGACTTACACCCGTTAGAGCGCGCCCATGGCGCGCAAACTAAAAAATGGCCCATGGGATTTTCCCCATGAGCCGCAACTTCTCATATTACATATTCAATAGCTTCTTTTTCTGAGCATCAAACTCTTCCTGAGTAAGAGCGCCACAATCCAATAGTTCCTTCAGTTTCTTGATTTCATCCGCAACGAAGTGCCCACCACTACCCTTCTCAGGCTCGGTTTTTCCTTTTACTGTTGAATTTTTCTCTATAGGTTTACTCACTGCCATATTTGGCAATACTGTCTTTTCTTCTGGCTCTGATACTTCCTCAGAAGGCTTCGCATCGGCAGGCTGTTCTTCCGTAAACTCAGCTTCATCCTTGGGGATCAATCGATCGTGCTCATCAAGATCCTCTGGCTTTCTATTAGGAAGTCTTACAGGAACCTTATCATGATATTTTTTCCACTGTTCCGGATCACTGCTATCATATGGGTCTGAATACAGAAATGCAGTAACGGCATCCGGATGATTCTTTTCTTTGAATTTATCGAAAAAAGTCCAGTATTCCTTCACTGATAATAAGCCTTCCTGGAACATCTTTCTGAACATCTGCATCGTCATCCCAAAGACAATATCACCCTGAATATTGAACTTTGCACGATACGCTTTCTCCTCTTCCTCCGTCCAAGTACTACTATGCTCATCCGGCTTCGACGGTTCTGACGTTGGTGCTTCTTTTAGTCAAGTCCAAATTTGTGTGTAAATTGCCTTCAGGTATAACTGTTGATAACTATGCTGCCAGAAGAGCGGCTTGTTCTTCAGCAAGCAGATGCAGTTGATTTCGAACATCCGATTTCAGTAAGCCCTGATAGGATTCTTTACTGAAGATGGCCTTTCTGGCCTGACTGATGCTGTTCTGTTCTATCAAGACAGATCCCATCAGCCGGATCAGCGATGCCTCATTTGGAAAGATCCCGATGACGCCGGAACGCCGCTTCAACTCCCGATTCAGCCGCTCGATGTGGTTCGATGTCCGGAAGAAGCGACGCATCCCTTCCGGGAGCGTCATAACGGTCATAGCGCTTTCGAAGCCTTCATCGAGACATTCCATTGCAGATGAGGCGGATTCTTGATAATCGGCGAGGATCTGATCCCGTTTTTGTCTGGCATCCTCGATCTTTTTGCAGTGGAACATTTCCTGTAGTTCAGCACGCAGACCAGCCTGTTCTTTCTTCGGAGCTTTGTCAGCGATGTTCTTTGAAAAGTGAAACTGACACCGCTGCCATGGAACGTCCGGAAACACCTCTCTGGCGGCATTGATAATGCCATCGTGGGCATCGGAAGTGATCATCATGAGACCGCACAGGCCGCGCTTTTTCAGCCCGGTCAGGAAGTCTTTCCATGTCTCACGAGACTCATTCCGATAGGCCGAGAAACCAAGGATTTCGCGCCTTCCATCGTCATTGGTGCCATAGGCAATCATCAGCGCTTTCGAGACAACCCGGCCGTTCTCACGTACCTTGAAATACGTAGCATCGACTGTGAGGAACGGGTAATTACCTTCGATCGGCCGGTTGCGGAAGGCCTCGACTTCCTGATCGAGATCCTTACAGACATCGGAAACTGCGGATTTGGAGATTGATGTACCGCAGAGCGTCTCTACTACCCTTGCAACTTTCCTGGTGGATACACCGCTCACGACCATTTCCGCCATGGTTGTAACCAGAGCGGCTTCGCTGCGGGAGTAGTTCTCAAAGACCATCGTATGAAATGGCTGGTTCCTGTGCCTCGGTACATTCAACGTTATCGTTCCGATCCGCGTTTTGAGATCTCTGGTTCGGAAACCGTTTCTCGAGTCTGTACGGCCTTCTGAGCGCTCATATGGCGCTGCCTGGAGCTGTTCCTGGGATTCGGCTTTAAGAACCGAATTCAGGCTTTCCTGAAGAAGAGTTCGGAAAGCGTCCTCCCGGTCAGCAGAAAGTAACTGTAGAATTTCGTCCTGATTCAATGTAATATTGAGTTGAGCCATTGGTTTTCCTTTCGGTACTATGTTGAATGTCGTGATTCTCATTATACCTTAAGGCTGAGCCATTGGCTCTTTTTGAATTATTGAATTTACACCATTATACGGACTCTATCCTTCTTTTTCTTCCTGAAGCGGTTTATGAAAACGGTCCGCTATGTAGCATGCATGAGAACAGTATTTTCTATCCTTCGCGCTGGTCTCAAACTCTTTTCCACAGAAGGCACATTTGTACTTTGTCATCCAATCCACATCCTTCCACTGATATTGTCTTCACTGTATCAAAGATGTTCATCGGATTCCATAAATTAAAAATAAGGTCCGAAGAGCTCAATTGTGAACTCTAACGGACCTTGACTTGCACTGCTTATCTTAGCAGTTCATTCACTTTCTTCTGGATAGCATCATAATCATATCCGGCATCTGTAAGACGTTTCTTTCGATCATCGCCATTTCCCCATTTGCCCGCCAGGACCTCCCTGGCAAGTTGATCGACGGACTTTGCACTATCGCGTAGAATCTGATTAACCCTGGTCTGGACTTTCTTGTAGGAAAGGCCAAGCGCCTCGATAGCTTTCTTTCTGTTGCTCGCCATTACTGAACTCGCCTGCGATGACCTTTTTGGCGGCTTCCTCTATGGTCAGAGTAGGTATAGGCTTAGGCTCTGGATTTTTAACCGATGCCTTATATCCATTGAAGCCGCCATTCACGATGATGCTCGGGAAGTCCTGATAAGCATAGTCGAGATCGACTCTACCGCTGATCCCAGGCACCATGCCTTTGGAGCTGTACTGCCAGATGCCGCAGGAGCCTGCGAAGCTGCAGGAACTTGCCCACTGCGCACACCAGAAGGAGTAACGCTTCCGGACTTCTTCTTTGGCAACAGCTCGGGCATAGGAAGAGGATGTGTAGAAGCCTGCGAAGTATCCAGCAGCTTCGAGCCTGCTGCAGAAGGTCTTGATGAGACCAGAGCAGAAATCCATGCCAGCTTCAAGCTGAGACTTCTCCTCCATATCGAGATACACTGGATAATCAAACTGCTTCCCGGAGAGAGCACGTAGAAAAGCGTCGGCTTCTTCGCTGGCTTCCTTAAATCCATCAGCGTAGCTGTACCAGTATGCGCCGACATGAAGTCCTGCCGCTTTTGCCTTCTTGTAGTTGGCCTCGAAGAACTCATCCTTTCCCTTGGTGCCGTAGCCAGCCCGGATGATGACGAACTCAATGCCGCTGTTCTTTACCTTCTGAAAGTCAATGGCTCCCTGCCATTTTGAAATATCGATTCCTTTGACCTGCATGATTCATTCCTCCTTAAAAAGAAAAGCCCTCCGGACTTGTTGCCATCCGAAGGGCTGTGCCTGGTATGCGGGCAGGCTCCCGAGATAGAAGGATCACCTCCTCTCAGGGCTCGTTCTTCGTTGCCTGCTTGTAGATCTGGTTGATTCCCGTTGCCGCAAATCCACTCACGATTCCAACTGCGAGTGCATTCACGATGTCCGTTGCCGGGAAGTCCGGCATGAGGTAAAGACCTGCGATGCCAAGAAGCGCACCAACACTTCCGCAGATGACCGGAATCCAGGTATCCGGGACCTTTGCGGATGCCTTGCAGGCAGCGCCGATGAGGTAGGCGATAACCGTGATTGCAGCAACACTAGCGATTCCAAAATCCATGATTCATTCCTCCTTCTTTTCTCCGTCCGGAGATTGATAGGGCAGCTTTTGCACAGCCTGGTATAGGTTTTCTCCCGTGCCGTTCCCGCCGAGCGCCTTGTAGGGCTTATAGAGATACTCGAGGTTCTCCCTGTCATCAAGGCTTGCCCAGCCACGGGCAATAAAAATGCTGCATGCGGCATAGAGCCTGTCATGCAGCAGAGCGAGAATTCCTTCCCGCAGAACGTCATATTCGGTTTTCTTACCCTTGAGCTTCTTCACGCACCATGTAAGTACTGCAATGATGAGTGCAAATAGCTCCTGTATCCAGTATTTCAAGATCCAGTCCATTGGACGCCTCCTTATGAATCACTCCCAGGAGTGCCTGGAAGTGTAACCGTTTGTTTGCCTCCATTTGAATCCTCAAGGATGATCTCGTTTCCCTTCGAGTGAGAGCTTGTAGGTTGTATCGGTGAACACCGCATTCTCCGGGACCTCTGTCTTGAGAGAAGAGATCAGGCTGTTCACTGCCGTCACGATAGAGAGGATCACCTTTGAGGAGCCTTTGTATTCCACCTTATGAATCGACATTGTAAAAATCCTCCGATCTCTTCACGGCTCCGATATTCCTTCCGGTATATGCTTTCAGATCAGTGATGATTCGGTCAGTATCGAAGAGCCGGTCCGTGAGTTTATATGAGGAAATATACGGGTCAAAGTACGAAAGGTTCTCAGGCTCGATGTAGGTCGTATCCCGGACAGACTTCACGCAGGCTCTGCATTTGTCTGTGGCTTTGATCTCCTCCTCGCGGGTTGTTGCATACCAGTGCTGGTCATGCCATCGGCAGTCGTAGTAGCAGCCGGTGTTGCAGATGAGAATGTAGCGGTACTTGGTCGGCAGGCGCTTGATTGCATCCAGGTGCCGGTTAAACCAGAAGAAAAGGACAATGCTGTCGTACATAGAGAAGTCGCCTTCTTGTAGGTCCTTCTCGGTCAGGCACCGGGTGACGGAAAGCGTGAGCATCAGGTCACTATGCCTGGTCCTCGCCGCAATTGCCAGCGCATCATCATTCATGATGAACTGTCGGATACCAAGTGCGTAGTACTTTTCAAGAATCTCAAGCGAAGCATTCCTGTGCATCAGGATGCAAAGAGGCAACCCCAGCTGCATGAGCTCTTTTACCCTGATCAGATATTCGTCGTAGGACTTCGGGTATTCGTTCCGGAGCGGAATGTCCCGCCTGGTCGTTATGGCGTCGTCCACATAGGCTGGCAAATAGATGCAGCTGACATACGGAAAAAGCTCACGATTTCTCGCGAGCTTTCCAACATAGTCATAGGCAAAGTTATATGGGAGTTCATATTGTTTCATCAGAATCCTCCTTGTCCGTCAGGGTGTAGGTCACCTTCATTGTCTGCGATGCGTTCTTAGTAATCGGCGAGGACAGGTTGTTGATGGTGCCAAGGTAGGCTGCCCGGAAGACTGTCCTGATCCGGTCATTGTCGTAGTAGCCGTCGTAGTGATAGGTAGCGAGCACCTTGTCATCGAGGAAGGCTATGCAGGGATTGGCCACAGGGCCTCCGGTCGTAGCTTCCTCAGAGTAGGTGCCGTCCTCATAGAGGAAGCCGACCTTCGTATAGGTGGTGCCATCCACTCTGTAGTCGTACTGGTATTGGATGCCACCGTTATAAAGGAGCGGGCATATATTCTGAATGATGCCATCGTTCTGTGTCTTGAAGAGCCTGATGTCCGCGATGTTCGCAAGGTCGATCACGTAGATGCTCTTTTCATCGCTACCTCTTGCATAGAGATGGTTGTTCCGGATAATCATGCTGCCTTCATGACGATTGGTCAGGTGAACACCGGCCAGAGTGATTTCCTGTTCGGCTTCAGCGGTGAAAGACAGGTCAGAGTACTTGTACTTCGTAACATAGATCTTGGCATCGCCGGTGTCATTCTTCTCATCAAAATGGTAATCATGATAGGTGTTGCCGTAGTAGGTATAGGTGTTTACCCGGTTGTTCTGTGTGATGAAGTAGATATACCCATCATATCCAGGGAGCCAATACTGATACGGATTGCTGACCTGAAGCCCTTCATGGCTTGGCGGATCAAGCGTCGTGACATCGATCGCAGTCTTAGCCAGATCATTGTAGGAGAGATCGTTCACCTTTGCCTTGTACAGATCCATTCTGCATTTCTGGACAGTTTTGCCATCTCTCCGCAGCCAGTAAACTTCCTCGTCCTTCAGGAAGAGGATGCGGGCATCATGCTCCAGGGAGTCGTTGACATTCGTATCGCTGACAGAATCCAGATAAAACTGCCGCTGGAAAGGATTAGCACCAGCGTACTTATTCGTGAGTGCGATAGCCTTGATCGTGCCGTTACCCTGGGCAGTGCCAAAGTCCCAGACAGAGACGTAGCCGGTATCGGTCGCATGAGACTCGATAGAGTTAAGGGAACCTCTCATCGAGTCAGTCGTGTTGGAATCCCTATCGCCGTAGCCGACGAGCTTTGCATTTGATGGAAAGGCAACATTGTCGGCATCTTCTTCGAGCGTGTTGTTAAAGAGCATCAGCCCGCCGAGCGCATTTGTGGCAATGGGAAAGACACTCTGATTCATGACCTTGCCCATCATGTTCTGTGCAGCGATCAGGTACTGGACCGCGTTCGTTACGAGGTTGTCTTTCTCATAGGTCTTTTCTATTTTGCCGGTCTCGGCATTAAAGAGCTCTATCTTGGTGTGGCCCTTGATCATTCCTTTACCTCCTTCAAAAAGATCTGGATATCTGTAAGCGTGCCTTCCTTGTGGATGATGGCCTTTATCTTGATGGAGCCGGTGAGCTTCTCAGCCCACTCCTCCTTGGTGATCTCCTTCATGGCAGGACCGAACATGCCATAGGATTCCCTTGTGGTATCAGGCTCTGTCCATCCGTTTTCATAGGACCACCAGGTCTCTCCGTGATCGAAGGATGCAAGGAAGTTCACGTTGTTGCTGTCACAATCAGCGCTGACAGAGAGGATTTCAGTCGCCTCTTCATCAGGACTTTCGATTTCCTGAACGGAGGTCGTATCCTTTAATTTCCAGGCACCGTCCTTGATCTCGATCGCATCATGGTCATAGGTCATTACATCGTCGTGCAGAGTATCGTAGCGATACAGGAACTTGATGTTTCCGACATGCCCGCTGATGCCGCGAAGGATAGAAGCAAGACCGAAGGCAGGAATGATATCCGATACACCTGCATCATTATTCGGAACCATCGTCACAGTGACTGCATCTGTGAATGAATGGTAGACCTTCGAAAGGTCTGCCGGGAGTACTTCATCCTCTGCAGAGAGTGAGCCATCCCAGGCACCCTCGCCTGCAAGACCCTGGCCGACAAGATAAGCTCTGGCGCTTCCTGCCTCGATGTAAAGAGAAGCTCCTGCCATTGAGATCCAGGCGGCAAAGTTACCCATGAGGTTTGCGGTTGACTTCCAGATGTACTGGAGATGAAGGAGATGCGTGCCATCCTGCAGTGTTTCTACAGGATAGTAGTCCTTGACCTCCTCGCCGTTCATGTAGTAGGTGACTGTGACGATGCCATCTGTATTCGTAACCGAGTTTTCGGTCTTGACCTCGGTTGTGTCAATCCGGAGCTTGATTTCCGCATGGAACTCGATGTAGGTTGCCTTCTGGGTGGCATACTTTAAGTCGATGATCTTTCCCTTATCGCCATCACCGATTGTGATCTCGTCTGCATTGACGTAGGAGTAGTAATAGATGCTGTCGGCACTCGTGGTCGACAGGAGACCTGCGATGTTCTTATCCACCTTGGACTTCGCAGAAACGAGCGCCGGGTTCTGGCCGACACCGGTTGCCTTGTAGGTGCCGTTATAGGTCCAGTCATATTTCGTAATGCAGGACTTGGAGCTGTCTCCGGCAATGCCGCCTGTGAAAAGAAGGACATCGCCAAGATCATAGACCGGGCTTCCGATCATGCTGACTTCCATCGGCACATAGGAAATAGCCTGCATGGCATTGAGGACGGCGAGACGCTGCCTCTCAGTCACTTCGGCAAGACCGTACTGCATGAGCGGGTTGCTGCCCATGTTGAAGGTAAGACCATCGTCCGGCATCAGGCCATAATATTTCGTCGCCTGGTCAGCGATGTTCACGATGGAGAGACCGGTGTATCTCGTAATGAAATCCGAGAACTTACCTCCGGAGAAGCGGTGACTGATATCAATCGTGTCGACTGGGATCGAGGTAGTAGAGCCTAAGGACCAGGGCACCATCACGATTGATTGTTGCAAAGGTCCCTGTCGTCATGGCGCACCAGGCAATCAGATCCCGCCAGGTTTCCATGTCATTCTCCGGATACACCGAGAATTCCTCTGTGCCATTCGGCAGAGCTTCGACCTCTGTCTGCTCCATACCAAGTGGTACACCGCAGGCATTCGTTGCTGCAATAAGGAAGTCGTAGATCTGCTTTGAGCCGTTGTCGATCTGGATTGTTTTATCAAAGCGGGCCATGTTGTCATAGGCTGTGATCTCGACTCCGGATTCTCCCCAGTTGGCTTCGCTCACATGAAAGATGCCAAGAGGGACATCCTCGTACGTGTCTCTGCAGGAAGAAGAAGGCCCAGAGAGGGCTTGATGACCATGTCATCGAGTGTCTGCCGCACAAAAGGCATCTTCATGAACGTGACCTTGAGCTCACCGATGTACACAGAGCCGATTGACACGTTCGTATCATCGGAGCACTGATTGGTAAGGTGAAAGGACCCAGAGAGGATGTTCTCGTCAGAGAAAGACAGATCACCAGCAGTCCCGGTCATCCGGAACCGCTGGACCGGCTGCTTCATGGCTGCTTGTATTCATCACTTACGCTGTACATGGCAGCCTCCTCTCATCAGAATTCGTATAGGTCAAAGGACACAGTATAGAGTCCGTTTGACGATGCCAGCTTCTCGCTGTTCTTCTCCGGAGCAGTCTTGAAGTTCCGGATACGCATAGTCCTTGTCTTATAGTCTCGGGTCTTCAGGTCATAGAGCCTTACGGCAATGGAATCCTTGTCGCGGAAATTCGTGAAGGTGGAGGCCCAGGCAGCGGAGCACTTGAACTCACAGGAGACCGAGAGCTTGTCGTAGCGGGTAACAATCACCTGATCGGTCCCGGCCTCCGTCTGGTTTGTGGTTTCGATGACCGAGTAGGATTCCTGCCATTTCGACGGCCAGAAGAGCTTGGTGTCATCAAAGTAGATAGGAAAATCTTTCTTTAACATCATCTGCCTCCTGACCTGAAGTTCGTTCTCTGGTTTGCCTTGACGACAATCTCATCGATGCGGTCCTGGCCGATGTAGACCGGGATCACAATCGTCTGGCCAGCGCCTGCAGCAGCAACAGCGCCCTGCACGATCTGAGAGAGCCTGATCAGTGCCGACGACAGCTTCCTCACCAGCTTCACCTCCGCCAAGGAGCCTGCCTCCTGCCATGCCAAAGAGAGTAGGGCTGTTCAGGATATATGGCTCGTCCATAGCCTTTCGGTACCAGTCGACACCGAATGTGCGGTACTGATGGCGGGTCTAGGGAAAAGCTCCCTGAGATAGAGAAATGCGGCATCTTGAGATGCGGCAGCGACCAGGAGAAGTTGAAGAAGCCCTTGATCTTTATCGATGGCACCTCTGACCGCTTCCTTTGCCGCATCCATCTTTTCAGAGAAGGCATTCTTGATATCCGAGAGCTTACTCCTGGCTGTCGAGAGTGCCTCACCGAGCTTGCCACCAGTCGTCTTGTTGATTACTTCAAACCCGGCCTTCCAGATATTCTTGTAGCTCTTCCATCGCAGTGGTGATGACACCCTTGATGCCGCCGCCATTCTGCTGAACGGTTCGATTTGATACCCGCCCAGGCCGTGCTGGTGTTGGTCTTCACCGTATTCCAGGCATTTGTGATGTGATCCTTGATGCCGGTAAACACAGTCGAAGCGCCGGTCTTCATGCCGTTCCAGACCGTAGAGACACCAGTCTTGATGCCATTCCAGGCAGTTTCTGTTCCTGACTTGATTCCGTTCCAGAGCCCGGTAAAGAAGGTGGCAAGACCCTGGCCGACTGTCTTTACGCCAGAGCAGATGCCGTCCCAGACACCGCCGAACCATTCCGTGATTTCTCCCCAGTGCTTCACGATCTCAACGACAGCAACAATTGCCGCAATGACAGCAGCAATGATGCCGATCATCGGAAGAAGGCCGATGGAGCTGAAAGCGGCAAGACCTGTGGACAGGCCGCCGATCGTATTCATGAGAGTTCCGATGCCGCTTGTGATGGTACCGAAGGTAGAGATGACCTTGCCGACACCGACAAGGATCGGCCCGATCGCTGCAGCAACAAGTGCCGCTTTGATGATGAACTGCTGCATGGGCTCCGGGATTGCCTGCCAGATTTCTGAGAACTTCTTTAAGGCTCCGGATGCCTGCTCCAGCATAGGAGCAAGAACTGTGGCGAGGGAGTTACCAATCTCAGCGCCGGTCACCTTCAGCTGATTCAGAGTGGTCTGGAACTTATCGATTGGGTCCAGGGTGTCATTGAAGGTCTTTCTACATTTCCTTTGAAGGAATCCATGCTGGAGGAGAAACCATCAAAGGAGAGCTTTCCGGTCTGCATGGCATTGTAGATAGAGGCACCTGCCTTGGAGCCAAAGAGGTCATATGCAGCCTGGAGCTTCTCAGTATCCGACTTGTTGGATTTCATTGTGTCGGAGAACTCAGACAGCGCCTGATCGAGCGTCTTGCCATCCGATGCCGCATTCTTCATGGCCTTCTTCATACCGGCCATGGCCGTCGACACATCAAGACCAGACATCTCGACGTTCCCGAGGAACTGAGCCGACTGCGTTGCGTTGAGTCCCATCGACTGCAGCTGCGCAGCATTCTGGGAAAGGTCCTGCGAGAGCTTATCCATCGAAAGACCGGTGGCCTGACCGACTGAGTTTAAGACGTCCAGCATGCCACCAGCCTGGGAAGTATCCATACCGAAAGCATTGAGGACGGAGGAGACGTTATCGATGGAGGTTGAGACATCGGTATCATTGATCGATGCAAACTCTACGAACTGCTGCGAGAGATCCTTTAAGGCATCACCCGTGAGGCCAAACCTCGTATTCACTTCGCCGATGGCAGAACCAGCCGTCGCAAAGTCTGTCGGGATCGTTGTTGCGATATCATTCGCAGCATCCTGCATATCCTTCAGAGCCTGACCGACAGCGCCGGTCTTGGTCTTTACGATATCTGCGCCTTCATCGACCTCGTTAAAGGCAGCAAGAGAAGCAGCACCAACTGCTGCGATAGGAGCCGTGACATGAGTAGAGAGACCTTCACCGACTCCGGTGATCTTATCGCCGACACCTTTGATCTTGTCACCCATCTGCTGGAGCTGTACTCCGGCAACGGACCCGACAGATTTATACTGATCCTCGAGACCCTTAAGTGCCTGCTTGGTGTCTTCGATCTCTCGTGTCAGGGCTTCCTGCTGTTTGATAGTCTCCTCGGTCTGGGGAGCTTCCTTCAGCTGCTTTAAGGCATCCTGTTCCTGCTTCAGCTTTTCTTTTGTATCAGAGATAGCCTGTGACAGGTACTTCTGCTTCTGAACCAGGAGATCGGCATTGCCCGGATCGAGCTTTAAGAGCCTATTCACATCACGGAGCTGATTCTGTGTATCTTTGATGGACTTGTTGACGTTTTTTAATGCGTCAGAGAGTTTGGTTGTATCGCCGCCGATCTCGACAGTGATGCCCTTGATGCGGTCCGCCATGCTGACCTCCTTCCTTACCAGTTATCAAAATCTTCCTGCGTTGCTACCTCGCAATAGTCATCCGAGGTATCATTACTGGATTCGCTCATCACGTCGTAGACCATTCCCTCTTCGATCTCGGAAAGATCTGCAATGGAAAAGCCCAACTGCTTACAGCGAAGTAAGTACACAGCGGTATTTACTTCCCGGTCAGTTGGGCGTTCTCTTTTTTTGCTTCAGAGGTAGTGGCTCTGTTCCCAAGGTAAATGGAAACAAGCTGATCCAGCTTTTCAATCAGGCACAAGCCATCGAATCCGGCAGCCCAGTGGATGAAATCATCCATTGAGAGATTTCCGGTGTTTCCGCTAGCCTGTGCATTCATGATGTATCCCAGCTTAGCCCCGACCAGGGTATCCATTTTTTCCCCGGAGAGGCTGTTCATCGTCACCATCAAATCCTGGTGAAAAGTCATCCGATAAAGAATGGCAGTCGCACCGTTTGCCTCAAAAACCACATGCTTGATGCTGCCATCCTCCATTGTCATTTCAATCTCTTTTCTCATCTGTCACACCTCACTTTGATGTGGATGTTGTGGTTCCGGTGGTAAAACTGGTTGTGCCCTTGACCGGAAGATGAACCTCGTCATACCAGGCATTGTAGGTTGCCTCATCCGTCTCCGAAGAGGTGTCTGCCTTTACGACATTTGCGTTCAGCTCCTTACTAAAAATTGAAGAAGCATCAATCGTCAAAGCCTCGGTCTTAACCGAAACCTTATCTTCCTTGGTCTCTGCCTCGATATCTGGCCGGGAAGCTGTACAGTTATACAGCACGTGACGGACCGCCTTAGCATCGCCAGTGAACTCAAAGAGCAGTGCAAACGGAACCGGCTGTGCATCCGCGTTCTCGATGAACACACCATTGGAATCCCTGATGTCCCCGAGGACTCCGGTTTTGAATTCCTCCGGAACCATCGCTGTCTCCAGATCACCGTTGTAGCCGGTGTTGGAGCTGGTTACGTAGTACTTGATGTCATCCGCATAAAACGGCTCCTGAGAGCCCTGTGCCGAGAACTTGATCGACACGGCGCCAGGCCAGCGGACCGGCTTCTGATAAGTGGCCGTTCCATCCTCTGCGATGGTAGCCAGTGCATAATGGACGTTTTTAAGGCCGTACCTCACCTTGTTCTTCTTACCCATACCTGCCTCCTTATAAAGTCAGTTCGTAGAGCACTTCATACATGCGCTCTGAATCGATGTAGGTTTCTGATTTCTCCCAGTGAACTTCGTGGTCAGCGAAGATGTTCTGAAGCTTCTTTTCGAGCTTTGGACTCTTCTTATCTGTGTACAGCTCAACGTTCACTTCCGGGAATGATGCATACACGATGTTGTCTGCGCTGAAAGTGTCCTCCCTGGGTGAAAGAAACACTAAAAAAGGAGGATCCGGAGACTCCCCTTCAGCAAAGTGATCGTAGGCAAGCGGAAGATCCGCTTCCTCAAGCATCGCTACTAATTTCTCGTATGTCATGATCCTCCCTTCTCGAGAGCTGACTGAATATCCTCTTCCAGCTCCTTTACACCTTCCTGTTCAGCCGGTGCGATATGTGGAAAGGCTCTGGTTCTCCCACCACCGCGCTTTGCATGACCGTGCTCCAGGAGATGGGTCAGCTGATACCTGCCGGCATGAACTGTCATGACAAGACGTTCGTTGTTCTCGTCTGTCTTCGTGATCTTCCAGGACTTTTTGTACTTGCCAGTGAGCTCCGGCGCATTCGACTGGATATCCTTCTTTACCTTCTTCGCAACCTTCTCGACAGATTCCTTCATGGCATCCGTTGACAGGTCCCTGTACTCTTCGAGGCCTTTCATGATCTCGTCCGACAACTGCTCCGGTTTAATTGTCTTGCTCATCGCTTCACCCTCTCGCAATGAAATTTCAGGCTCCGGTGCTTATACCCCATCGGGTTTACATAGAGGATGTTGTACAGCTTCCCGTCAGCAATGATCCGGTAGCCATCCGGCGTCACCTTTGATAGAAGCTTACAATATCGGGTTGTGAAATCGATGGCCTCCTTCGGATTTGTGGTTCCGGCTGCCTGCGCCTCCGTTCCGGATCCGGAGGCCGTAGCCCAGCATGTGATGTAATCTTCCGCATGGTTGGTGTGATTCTTATACTCATCAACATCCGTCACCTGTCTCTGAAACGTAATCCGGAGATTCAGTGCAGCAATATCCATTTAGAACACCGCCTTTCGGATGCCAAAGAGTATCGACCGCAGCATCATCGTGAGCTCATGCATGTCGGCATCCTCACGATGTTCGTAAAGATAGCTGATCGTATAATATGCTGCTGCCCTCACCACATCTTCGTTCTGTACAAACTCATCATCGGAGAGTCTTGCGACATCCCTCACGAGTTTTTCTGATGCAGAGATCAGCTGCGTAATATAAGCATCATCATCTGAGAAATCCACGCGGAGTACAGATTTTGCTTCATCAAGCGTGATCATTTCTGCCTCCTAACAAAGCAGGGTGCCGGACCACTCCGACACCCGTCAAAAGTTACTTATTCTCAGGCACCTGCCTTCGCAGACAGGATCTTGACTGCCTCAGGAAGGACCAGCTTACCGTCGACTCTCTCCTTTGCAACGTAACCGATCATGCCGTTTCCAGCAAAGAGCTCTCGGAGCTCCTGGAAGGATCTGGTTCCACGGTCGCCGATGTTGTAGTAGGAGAAGTCACCGAATGCGATGCCGGAGTTGCCAGCATCGAGAGTCGGGCAGTATGCGGAAGTATGGATTGCATAGCCGCACAGACGATCCGGCTCACCTGCCTGGTAAGAAGGCTGCCAGATATAGCCTCCATTTGCGTCCTTGAGCTTACGAAGTACCGCAAGCGTCTGGTCGTTCATAATGAAGGACGCATTCTTACGATACGGACGTCTCAGTGAGTAAATGAGATCCAGGATGTTGTCAGACGTGAGCTTGCCGGCAGCAATCTCTACTGCCTTCTCGCCGCCGCCCTTGTCTGCGAAGATTCCAAGCGGCTTGCCCTGACCATCACCATTCAGGAATGCGTCCTCCTCGGCGTTACCGATGGCACGGCCAAACTGGTCGATGATGTATCCCTCCAGGTTGAAGGCATTATCGTACAGCAGCTCTTCAGTGATCTTGATTGCCACGTGGAGCTTGTGAGCATCCATCATGATCTGATCGAAGGTTGCATCGCCAAAGGTCAGCGCCTCGCCCTCCTCGATCCATGCTGCAGCCGGCTTGGTAGCAGCGATGTTGATCTTGTGTTCACCAGAAGTAGTGATCGTAGTCGCCAATCCTCTGAAGATGTTCTCCTCATCGAGCTTGTCGATCAGCCTCTTATCCCACTCAGCCGGAACAAGATATCCGCCGTTGGCATCGTTTCCTTCTTCCAGAACGTTGCTGATCTGGTGGAAATTGGATCTCATCGCTGCCAGGAAATCGACAGTGTACTGATGAGAAGCTCTGCCGGTCAGCGGCTGGTCACCTGCGCCAGCACCAGGTCTTGCAGTGATCGGCTTGGAAGTCGGCATCTTAAGCTTTGCCTCCATATCAGCAAGGCGCTCCGATCTCTCGATTTCCTTGGTGAGGTCCGTGATCTCCCTCTCCATCTTGTCATAGACAGCGCCGTCCTCAGCGGACATGGTGCCGTCCTCAGTTCTGTGCGTATCAAGAAACTTCTTTGCAGCTTCCCACGCAGTTGCTCTCTTGGTATAAAGTTCCTTCAGTTCCATTGTATTCATCCTCCTTAGAATGCGTCCTTCATGGACTTGAGTCTCTGGTAGCGATCAGCTACCGATACACGTGCTTTGCCCGGCTCCTTTGCAGGTGCCGGATTGTGCTTTCTTACATAGTTTTCCAGCTTGTTGGTGACTGCCAGCTCAAATGGATGAGCTGCAAAAAGCATCCCGGAGAAGTGGTCTTTCTCCCTATCCGGGTCCTTGTCAGGATCTTCATCCGGATTCTCATCCAGGTCTTCCTTCGGATCACCAGTATCCTCTTCTGGATCGTCCTTATCAGGGTCCTCCTTACCAAGCGGAATCCCAGAAGGATCGTCCCTGGTAATCACCCCATCGGCAAACCCGAACTCCACTGCCTTATTGGCGTCCATCCAGGTCTCGTCCTCCATGAGCTTGGAGAGCTTATTTCTGGAGAGACCCGTCTTCTCCTGGTAGGCATTGATTATGGAGTTCTTCACTTCATTTAGCATGTCGATTGCCTTCTCCAGGTCGCCGTGATCTCCCATAGCTACCGTCGAAGGGTTATGAATCATCAGCATTCCAGTCGGCGAAATGAGGACCTCATCCCCTGCCATCGCAATGACGGATGCTGCCGAAGCCGCAAGTGAATCGATCTTCACGGTCACATGACCTTTATAGTCACGGAGCATGTTGTAGATCTGCGCTGCCGCGAAGCAGTCGCCTCCTGGACTGTTGATCCAGACTGTAATGTTTCCCTTGCCACTAGAAAGCTCATCCTTAAAGAGCTTCGGAGTGACATCGTCGTCGAACCAGGATTCCGAAGCGATCGCTCCATTAAGAAACAGGGCTCTTTCCTCTGCTTCCTCTCCGGCCTCGTCCCTGACCCGGTTTGTTACCCATTTCCAGAACTTGTTCATCGCTATCTCCTTCCTGTTCTGAATCTGTCTGCTGCTTGTAGGCAGCGCCTGCGTACTTCAGCGGTACCATTGATCCGTTTACGAGATACAGGTTGCCGCCTTCCTCATCCGGAATCCGGTCGAGGTTTTCCAGCTCCCTCACATCATTGACAGACATGAAACCGTTATTGATGCCGGTCGCATAGCCCTGCATCCTGGATGCATAGTCACCGCGGAGAAGGCCATCCACGTTAAAGCGGATGAAGTAGTTCTTCTTTTCGTCCGGTGTCAGTAGCACCCTCTGCATTGCCTGCTCCCAGCGGACCAGCCAAGGCTGAAGTGTGTGTTATCCAGCGAATTAAACGATGCTCCATCCAGCACATTAATCGGTGTTGATATGTGGTACTAAGGTGTAAGGTATTCATTTAAAATGATGCCGATTCGGCACATTCTTTTCAGTACTGAAATGCTCCTGCAAATTAATTGCAGGAGCACAACCAAATATCTCAGCCAAGTGTACAGTCATTGATTGCCTGCATTACTGTTTCGGCAGTGATGATGTTCTGGTTTTGGCTGTTGCCAATCACGAGGGACGCATTGCAGAGTTTGCTGATCATTCTGGCAGTACCATCCGCAGCGTTCAGGATGGCCTCGATTGCACCGTCATCAAAGATGGTCTGGCTGCAGCCGGCGCCTTTAAGCTTCATGGCAATGTATTCACGCCCTTCTTCTTTTGAGTATCCATCAAGGTTGTAATTCATGATAATCCTCTGGCGAAGTGGTTCGTGGATAGAAAGCTGCAGCGTGTTATTCAGCTGGGGAAGCCCGACCAGGAGAATCACTGCCCTGTCGCGGGAATCCATCTCGAAATTGAAGAGAATCTTTAAGTCATTGAGGACGGCATTGCTGACATAGTTGGCCTCGTCAATAATAATGACCGGGGTCTTCTTTTTATCAAGTGACAGCCTGGTGATTTCACCTTGGATAGCGTGGAAGTTTTCCGTCTTGCGGTAGGCTGCCTGTGCACCGAGTGAGAATGCCAGGTTCCGGTAGAAATCATTGACCGTTACCGTTGACAGACTGGTGTAAATCACCTTAAAGAGGGAAGGACTCAACTTTGCAGACCAGTCCCGTATGACCGTAGTCTTGCCCCTTCCGGGAGAACCGGTCAGAAGGCCAAATCCTTTTGTATTTGCCAGGTAATCCAAACGGAACTCAGCTTCTCTGAACTCGTTTCCGGAATACAGGACTTCTTTGGAATTCTTGAGGAATGGATTGAACTCAAGACCATAGCGTGCATTGATATCCATTATTCTTCACCTCCTGTGAGATGAACCTTTTCACGCTTAATAGAAGCGTTATCCTGCTTATTAAGCAGGCGGATCGGCGTAAGGGTACCATCAGGTTCTATAACGAAGATTTCGGACATATCCGGTGTAAACCGGAGCGTAATACGCTGCTTTGCAAAGCGGTAATCGACCTCATACTCGATCTGGTCGATCACAATGACACAGTCCGGTGAAACGCGACGCTCGATTTCAAGAAGGAAAGACTGCCGGATCTGTTCTTCTGTAAGTCTGCGGATCTGTTCCGGCTCGGAAAAGAACCTTTCCTGTGGAGACATCCCTTTCAAGGAAGAGTGCGGAGATTGGTTGTACTGCCGGACATACGTCAGCAGAGATCCGCGAAGTTCCTCTAGCGAGTGGAAGTCCCGCATATCCAGGGAGGCAGCCCAATGGTCTTTGAGCGTGCGAAACCAGCGCTCGATTTTGCCTTTTGGGTGGGCGTGTATGGATGACAGTAACTGATCGTGGAGCCAATCCGTGCGGCCAGGAGTTCCATCTGTCTGTTACGGTAAGAAGCACCGTTATCAAAGTTGAAGACTTTCGGCTTTCCATACTTGGCGACTGCAGATTTCATGACGGACATCAGGTTTACGAAATTATCATTGAAGAAAAGATCGATCCCGGTGATAAAACCCATTTCCAGAACTTGTTCATCGCTATCTCCTTCCTGTTCTGAATCTGTCTGCTGCTTGTAGGCAGCGCCTGCGTACTTCAGCGGTACCATTGATCCGTTTACGAGATACAGGTTGCCGCCTTCCTCATCCGGAATCCGGTCGAGGTTTTCCAGCTCCCTCACATCATTGACAGACATGAAACCGTTATTGATGCCGGTCGCATAGCCCTGCATCCTGGATGCATAGTCACCGCGGAGAAGGCCATCCACGTTAAAGCGGATGAAGTAGTTCTTCTTTTCGTCCGGTGTCAGTAGCACCCTCTGCATTGCCTGCTCCCAGCGGACCAGCCAAGGCTGAAGTGTGTACTGCACGAACTCCAGTGACTGTTCCTCTATATTCGAAAAAGTCGCATGCTCCAGGTCCCCGATCATGTGAGGCGGGATCCTGAAAATGCGTGCGATCTCATCAAGTTGAAACTTTCTGGTTTCCAAAAACTGCGCCTGCTCCGGGCTGATGGAGATGGGCGTGAACTTCATACCTTCTTCCAGGACGGCCACGCGGTTGCCCCTGTGAGGCCCGCCATAGGCTTCCTCCCAGGCCTTACGGACCTTCTCCGGATCCTTCAACACGCCAGGGTGCTCAAGCACTGCTCCAGGATTCGCACCGTTGGCAAAAAATGAAGCGCCGTACTCTTCGCAGGCGCTTGCCATACCAATCGCATTCTTAGCCATCGCGATCGGGCTGTATCCGACCAGGCCATCAAAGCCAAGCCCCGGGATATGCAGCACATCCTCCGGCCTAAGAATCACCGATCCTGTTTTCATGGTCGGAGCTTCATCCTGGTATTTCTGGTATTCGTAATAGATTCTTCCCTGCTCATCGCGGTCGACTTTCATGCGGTCCGGCATCAGCGGATAAAGAGATACCACCTCTCCTTTCCCGTTCCGGATGATCTGCGCGTAGGCATTTCCAAATAATAGAAGATGCGTCATCAGCGTCTCCCGGAAGGAGAAGCTCGTCATCTCTGGATTTGGTTCATCATGGAGAAGCAGGTACAACGGATGGTTAGTTGCACGCTCCTTGGCTCCGTCCTTACCGTAGCGGTAAGTGATCAGTGGAAGGCCTGCCACTGCCTCCGCAAGAACTCGGACGCAGCAGTAAACTGCCGTAAGCTGCATCGATGACCGCTGGGTTACCGAGGTTCCTGAGCTGGTCCTTCCAATGAAGGGCCGATAGGAATCACCCGGCAGGCTGTTTCTGGGCTCTGCTCTTGATTTGAAAATTCTTGAAAAGATACTCATGTGTACTCCTTAAAACACGATCAATCCGCGTTCGTCATATACGCTCGAGGTGTTTTCATGCCTAATGCAGCGATCCAGCGCCATGATGGCTGCAACGATGCCATCGATCTTTTCCGGTGACTTTGCCTTCGTAGGTTTGATGTTCTCTGCTGCATCCCGGTCTACGACTACATTTCCGCTCATCCATCTCATGACCGGATTGCCTCCGTGGATGATTTTCCCCTCCATCAGGAGCTTGTAGAACTCCTTCGTAGGTGGCGACATATCCTTAAAGCCCTGGCCAAATGGAACCATCGTGAATCCGTCATCGGTCAGGTTTTGAATGAGCTGCGTTGCATTCCATCTATCCACTGCGATTTCCAAGATGTGATATTTCTCATAGAGCTTTTTTATGAAAGCCTCGATGAAGTTGTAGTCGATCACATTTCCTTCAGTCGCCTGCAAAAATCCCTGCCGATACCAGACGTCATATGGGACCGATGCTCTACGCACACGGAGCGGAATCGTGTCCTTCGGTACCCAGAAAGAACGGCAGCATAATATATTTCTCATCCTCAGTCCTTGGCGGAAACATCAGGACCAGAGCCGTGATATCACCGGTGCTCGAAAGATCCAGGCCGCCGTAGCAATCCCGCCCTTCAAGTAAAGCCAGATCGAATGGATAGATCGCCTTTGTCGTAGATCTGCTCCGGGATAAACCTGGTGATGGAAGAGACCCACATGTTTAACCGTAGCTGCTTGAACACGTTCTCCTCCGCTGGATTCTCCAAGGCCTGGTGATACATGTCCCGGACACGGTCAATCTGGATTGCGTCTGCCCTAGGGAGGGATTCGCTTTGTACCAGTTCTTCTCGTCATGCCAATCATCCTCATCGGTAAGGCCATAGACCACCGGATAGAAATGTGTGGTCAATCTTTCTGCCTGCCAGAAGGTCCAGTGCCTTTGAATGCAGCTCATAGCAAATGCTCTCCTTATCCGTTCCGGCTGTCGTAATCAGGAAGTACAGCGGCTGCTCTCTGGCATCGCCGGAGCCCTGGGTAAAACGTCATATAACTTCCGGTTTGGCTGGGCGTGTACTTCATCCAGCACCAAGTCCAGAGACATTTAAACCATGCTTGGTCCCGACCTCGGCGGAGAGGACCTGGTAGAAGCCCGCATTCGTGTAATTGACGATTCTCTTTGTGGCTGCCATGATCTTGGAGCGCTTCATGAGCGCCGGTGTCATGCGGACCATCTGGTGGGCAACATCAAATACGATTGACGCCTGCTGCCGGTCAGCCGCAGCGCCATATACTTCTGCGGATGGCTCATTATCTGCGTACAGAAGATAGAGAGCAACGGCCGCAGCAAGTTCTGACTTTCCGTTCTTCTTCCCGATCTCGATGTAGGCTGTCCGAAACTGCCGGTGCCCGTTCTCATCAACGATCCCGAAGATGATCTCGGATGATCTGCTCCTGCCAGGGAAGGAGCCAGAAGCTGTTTTCCTGCCCACTTGCCCTTGGTGTGTTTCAGGTTCTCGATAAACCGGACCGCCCGATTCTGCTTTCTTCTTGTCATAGTGAGAAGCTGGCAAGCATGAACCGGCTCGGCTTGTAGTTTTTCAGTTTTGGATAATCTGCCGGTCTTTCTGTCATTCAGTCATCGCCTCCGAGTAATTCCTCCATGTCATCGAAGGACCAGTGATGCAGCTATCCGCAACGATCCTGCTACCGGGATGCAGGTGTTAGACCGAACTGCTCTGCAAAACGATTCATGACCTTCAGGTAGGTCTGTGCGATCGATACCTGCGGAACCTGCTGCCAATAACCGGAAGGTGTCCGGACGATCGTCCCATGCTGAGTGATAAATTCCTCAGCTTCTTTCCATCTGGCATAGGCCTGACAGTATCCTGCGAATGCAGCCATATCGACTTCCGTCAGAATTCCAAGCTGCTCCATCTGCTTGGCGAGTCTCGCCATTCCTTTTTTGCTTCCGGCTCCAGCCACTTCGGGCAGCTCGGAGCTTTCTTAGCGGCTTTGGCTCCGAATTATTCAGCGGGCGCTTACCAGGATTGCCTTCGAGGACCTTCAACGCGGTCGGCGTCGGCTTTCTTCCTCTGGTAGCCATGCCACATCCCTCCTTCCCGGTTTTCTGTATAAGAAAAGGACCAGCTAGAGCCAGTCCTCAATAATCTATGTGTACGAGAGAAGGGAGCCTCATGGCTCCCACCTCCCGGTTGCTTTCGTTTTCAGTTGTACTGCTGCATAAGGATCTGGCAGGCGATTGCCGTTGCCTCATCCTCCGGTTCCATGTCCCAACCTCTGTCGTAGTTAGCTGTGTACCTGCCGTTTACCTTGATCGCGAGCTTTGAAATCCTGCCGCCATCGATGCCGTACTCCTCACTTGGCTCATCAAAATGCTTCATCCAGTATTTGCATACCGTATAGGTTCCGTCTCCGCTTGGTATTCCAATCGATCACTGGCTCCACATGGCCTTGCCTCCTCTCAGTCAATGGTGAGAAGGAAGCCGTGTTTCTTATCGAAGGTTGCTTCCGCATCACCGAAATGGTAGCTCTTATTGCCGTTGACCTCGATCATGCCCTGGCTCTTGGCGCCAGCCTGTTCGAATTTCCAAAGGCTCTCAAGTGCTGAAGTCCAGCCGCTTGTGAAGGTGAACGCCTTGATTCCGTATGTGCGGAAGGTTTCAAGAATGTGCTCTTCATCCTCGTAGGTTCCGTCCAGGTCGATGTAGGTGTTTTCGCGTTCCTTCATCTGTGTGTAGAGGCGCATCAGGTTTCCGTAATCTTTTCCTTCGGCCCTGACTTCCTCAAGGAGTACATGGTAGTCGGCTCTGGCCTTTTCTCCGGCTTCCTCACTCTTTCCTGCTGCCTCATAGGCTTTGTTGATGGCTTCGTACCTTCTGTAGTCTTTTTCAAGTGATCTCATGTTTTTTACCTCCGTATGTGTTTTCCCTTTCGGTACTGTATTAATCACTCTGCGGCGGCACTATATCCAGTTAATTCTGACAGATAAACTACACAAGATTGAAGGCTCAATCTTGTCTATTTTTGTACTCCGGTCATGATGAAGTCGGTATATTCTTTCCGGTGATCCTCAAGAAAAATGACAAGGTCGAAGCATTCAAGATCAAAAGCGATCCTCTGCACAGCCGGAATATCAAACATGTTAGTCTTCCCGGTATCGCGGACCTTCAAGATCTGGTCCTTGATTCTATCCGTCAGTACCTTTGGTACTACCTGGCATGCATCTTCACCGAATGCAACTGAAAGGCTGCTGCCATTGTCCCAGGAAACCATGATAGAACCAATGTCATCAACTCCCTTGACAGTGCCCAGGGTACCGACTGGCGGCGCCTGGGGATCATCCATCCTTACAAGTTCTACGCGAGTTCCAATCGGATATTCCTTCCGGATGCGCTCGACTACTTCCTTACTCGGAAACTGCATCGCTTGTCACCTCCTCGGCCTGCTTGGCGGCTTTGGCGGCCGCACGCTTTGCCTTTGCCTTCTCCTTTGCGGCATCGATCTGCTCTTGGGTCCTGAAGGCGATGTGGCCGGAAAGGTTCTTAAGAAGGATCGCTCTGGTGGTCTTGTAGTCACTACCTTTCATGCCTAAGCGAAGAAGCCAGATCCTGGTGATGTATTTCTCGTTGCTATCGTCGACCTCCTTCGCCATGATCCGTTTCTGTTCTCTGGCGGCTTTGGTCATCAGGGAAGCCAGGTCCATGAAGGCCTTAACCTCATCGGCATCTTCTGCCTCCGGAAATCCGGTGAAGCGGATCCGGTCATCGGTGAACTCGATGCCGGCAAGTTCTCCGGCGTGGTTCTTGATGCATGCGATTGCCTTCTCCAGGCTTTCCGTATTCTCATCCTGCTGGAGTTCCTTTACCAGAGCCTCGGTTACTGTAAAGGTGCTACCGATGGCCTTGGCAAGAAGTCCTGCTCTCGAGTAGATCTCGCTCACCAGGTTCCGGATCGATATCCCGGTATGCCCTTCCAGCGGGAGTTCGATGTTCAGCTCGATTGGGAATGTTTCGGTCGATTCTTCGGTCTCTTCCTCAGCTGCTTCTTCAGGCTCCTTGGTTTCTGCTGCAGGCAGCTCCGTACCCTCAATAAGATCTTCCTCTACCAGGGTGTTGATGATGTTCTGATCCATGTCGGTATCCTCCACCATAAGGCTTCCGTCCTTCCCGATCGTGTAAGCTCCGACTGTGTAAGTACAGTCCGGCATCCCGTTGTAATGCGGCTTAATTCCGGTGAGCTCTCCGAGTCTCTTTACCAGGGCCTTTCTGTCGTCTGTCTTCTTTGTGAATGTAAGCATGTTCTTTTCTCCTTTCGCTTTCTGATGCTGTTTACCTTTTCGGTGTCCTATACATCACTCTGCGGCGAAGGATTATCCAGTCATTTCGACCGGATTTTCAAAGATTGACCTATTACACAAATGTGCCTGGTAAAATTGTGCATTTTAGGATGATCTCTTTTTCTCTGCCTTCTTGCGGTTGTATTCCTCGATATAGTGGATCTGCTCTTCGTCTTCCCGCATATGATCCTCATCCTGCATCTGGCCAGCGTTCAGGATTGCTGCCGCTGCGCAGAACAGGATAGAGAGAACTACTGCGATAACGATCAGGACAATAATAAAGACGATCATGACTCTTCCTCATCCAGTGTCTGACAGACTTCCGAAAGGGTCAGCTCCTGCCCTTCCCGGATGACCTTGATTTCATCCCGGAGATCCTTGCCGGTATCCTTCTCGTGGAGCCAGAACCGCTTCACAATGACATCGACAAACTTCGGATCAAGCTCGATGCCTCTGCAGACACGGTTTGTCTCCTGGCATGCGATCAGTGTGGACCCAGATCCCAGGAATGGATCGAGAACGATGCCGTTCGTCGCGGAGGAGTTCCGGATTGGGTAGCTCATGAGGACGACCGGCTTCATGGTCGGATGGTCCTTCGAAGACCGTGGCTTATCATATTCCCAGACGGTGGTCTGCTTCCTGTCGGAGTACCACTTGTGGCTGCCCTTCAGCTTCCAGCCAAAGAGGCAGGGCTCATGAATCCACTGGTATGGTGATCGACCCAGGACCAGAGAGTTCTTCTTCCAGATGCAGCAACCGGAAAGATAAAAGCCTGCATCCTTAAATGCCTTACGGAAGTTCAGTCCTTCTGTGTCGGCGTGCCAGATGTAGATGGATCCGTCATCCGCCAGGTTTGCGTACATGGCTTTGAAGGCAGCCAGGAGGAAGTTGTAGAAATCCTCATCCGGCATGTTGTCGTTCTTGATCTTGCCGGCAGTCTCCTCGACATCAACGTTGTACGGAGGATCGGTCAGGACCAGGTTGGCCTGTTGCCCTTCCATGAGCTTCACATAGTTTTCTTCATTAGTGGAGTCGCCGCAGAGAACACGGTGCTTTCCCAAGATCCAGAGGTCTCCTTCTTTGGAGAAGGTCGGCTTCTCGAGTTCCTTGTCAACATCGTAGTCATCTTCCTTCACATCCTGATCGTGCACCTTATTAAAAAGCTGTTCGATCTCAGGCGGCTCGAAACCGGTCTTCCCGACATCGAAATCGCTGTCCTGGATATCTGCCAGCAGATCAGCCAGCATTGCCTCGTCCCAGGAACCAGTGATCTTATTGAGCGCAATGTTCAGTGCTTTCTCTCTGACCTTATCCACATCGACGACTGCGCAGGGTACTTCGGTAAACCCAAGGTCCATCGCAACGGTCAGTCTCTGATGGCCGCCGATGATCGTCATGTCAGAATTTACAACCAGCGGATCCGCAAAACCGAACTCATCAATGGAATCCTTGATCTTCTGATATTCCTTGTCGCCCGGCTTCAGCTTCTTCCTCGGGTTGTAGGCAGCCGGCTTCAAATCCTTCACCGGCAGAACCTTTAACTCTGCTGTTTTCATGTAACTCCTCCTTCGCCTTGCGGCGTTCTTCCCGTTTGTTAAAAGCCCAGCGGCATCGATTCGAGCAAAAGCTCCGCGGTCGCCCGATCCGGTTAGGCTCGATTGGTTTTCCACACTCCGGACAGAACCGTTTCGCGCAAGCAGCGATGAATTCGGAAAGGTCCGGAGAATCAAATTCCTGCTGCATGGCTCCTCCTGTCCACGAAACGCGCCGGTGTCCACGAAATACCGATTCGATTCCACGTAAAAAGGCAGCGGTGGATTCTGCTCCATCACTGCCTCTTAAGACGCCTTGCTCGGTGTGCATTTCGCGGACGCGCACCCGCGTTATTGCCTGATTTTCTGCGGTTTCTTAAGGGAAACTGCTCCTTGCCGGCCGCATCCGGCATGTACATTTTGCGGACCATCTGCTGGCCCTGCACCCCCGCCCTATGAAATTCGCGAAAATCAACAGAAGAGGGGGCGGCGGTCCCTGGGGCCAAAGGCAACAGAGATTCATACCGCCCCCGGTCCGGCGTGCGCGTCAGTAATGATATGTCGGTGTCTCGTCCTCATTCCGAGTCTTCTGATCGTGACATCTCTTACAGAGAGGCTGCCAGTTCGTTTCTGTCCCAGAAGAGTTTCGGATCACCGCGGTGTGGAACAATGTGATCGACCACGGTTGCCTTCACATACCTTGGCGGGTTCTTGGCCATGCAGCGAGCGCACAGAGGATGAGCTTTCAGGAACTGCTTTGACTCCCTCTCCCAGCGACTGCCATAGCCACGGCTGGAAGAAGGACGCCCCTCATCCTTATGAAGTGCTTTGTGCTTGTCGCAATACTTCTGTCCCGGAGGCACCAAGGCGCTGCACCCTGGATGCCTGCAGGGAACCATCGGACGATATGGCGTAGTGGTCACCTCCAAACAAAAAGCCCTGCACAGGATCTCCTGCACAAGGCTTCATCTTACTTTCTTGCTGAGTCTACCATATCATAAGAGCCACCCGGACATTTGCGGACATTTCCGGCGCGTTAGATCATGGTCGGGTTTTCCGGCACCGTGACATGGGACAAAGCTCTGTCATGCCACCTGCGGACGGTGCGTTCATCCGCATAGAGTTCATCGCCGATCCGGTTCCAGGTGTAGTTCTTAAGATACCGGTAAGTAAGGACCAGGCGCTCATCCATGTTTGGAATGGCGTCGATCACTCCCTGGATCTCGATCTTTAACTTCAGAAGAAGGTTCAGCTCATCATCCACCTTCGTTTCGTATTCCATGACCTTATCCAGAGTCCGCACAAATGGTGCGTCGGTCGGTGTGTTGGGATTATAGTGTTCATCAAACCCAGGACTCCCGACATCCGATGCAAGTGCCCGGAGGTTATTGATCTCGTCCTGGTCAAGCCGTATTCTCTGCTCCAAACGGTAAGCCTGATTCAAATATGCCTTTGGCGTCATTTCTTCACCTTCTCTCTCAGCCTTTCGATTAGATAATCCGGATCAACCGAAGAGAGGGTTCCGAACCATCCGGAATGGAAAAAGTTCTCTATGCTCATCGCATCATGCAGGGCCGCCTTATTGTTCGGATTTTTGCGGATCTTTCTAAGAGCTGCTACATAATCGTTCGCCGCCTGAATGATGATGGCATTGGCGAGATTCTCATAGGGATCTCCTTGAGATTTTGGATTCTTCATATGCTCTCCTTCGGTTTAAAAATAAAGTTCCCTGGATTGGCATATGCTTTACTCTGATTGTCATTTATTTGAGATGTGCCCTTACAGCCTGGATCAGGTTCTCCTGCGTTGTATTCTTATTCTCCAGTGCCTTCAGCACATCCTCGTCGATCGTATCTTTGGTAACAATGTTGTGGATCGTCACAACCTCTGTCTGTCCCTGACGGTTAAGCCTCGCATCTGTCTGCTGCCGCATCTCAAGCGACCAGCAAAGAGAAAACCAGATCAGGATGTGTCCGCCTTTTTGGAGATTTAATCCATGACCGGCGCTGGCGGGTGAGATCAGGGCAATCGGGATCTTTCCCTCATTCCAGTCACTGATATCCGCACTCGTTTTAAGATCCCTGACCTTATATCCTTCATCTGTCAGGAACCTGATGATCCTGGATCTGTCATGCTGATACCAGTAGGCAACAAGAACGTTCTGCCCGACCGCCTCCTCAATAAGTTCCTCCAGCATCTGGAGTTTCTTATCATGGATCTCCACTACTTCGTGGGAGTCGTTATAGACAGCACCGTTTGCCATCTCAAGGAGCCTGCCGGATAGGACTGCAGCATTGGCGGCATCGATGTTCTTGCCATCAACTGTCAGAACCAGATCCTTCTTCATCTGCTCATAGAGCTTCTTTTCAGAAGGCTCCATCGTGACCTCATGATTTACGGTTATGCACTTTGGCATATCCGGCAGGAAGTCCTTTGCTTTCATGCTGACGGTAATGTCGGATATTTTCTGATAGATCGCCTCCTCCGCTCCCGGAAGAGGCACGTAGTTATAGACAACTCCGGTATAGGGATTCATCCCGGCTGGTTTGAAGTAGGCTTCCCGGTATCTTCCGATAAATCGTCCCAGCCTGTGGTAATCCGGCGATTCGATGATCGACACCTCGCTCCAGAGATCCGGACAGAGGCCATTGCTGGCCGGCGTTCCGGTAAGGCCTACCATTCTCCCTATAAATGGCCGGACCTTCTTTAAATACTTGTACCTCTGGGACTGGTAATTCTTGAAAGATGAGAGTTCATCAATAATGCAGAGATCAAATGGAAAGCGTTCATGTTTCTTCTCGAAATACTCAACAAGCCACTTGATGTTCTCTCGGTTTACAACGTAGATATCTGCATCCGCTTCCAGAGCTGCTGTCCTGGTCTTTGCATCTCCTACGACGACCGACATTCGAAGGAACCTCGTGTGCTCCCAAGTCTCCTTACATTCGGCAGGCCACACGTCTCTAGCCACTCGAAGTGGCGCTACAACCAGTGCCTTATGAACCTCGAAAGAATCAAACATGAGATCAAGACATGCAGTAAGACTCGCGATCGTCTTGCCAAGACCCATCTGTAAGATCAGGATTGCTTCCGGATGGTCCTCGATGAACTCGACGCAATAGTTCTGGTAATCGTGAAGCTGATCCCGCTTTAACATCGGTTCATCTCCTTCCAGACAAGGCAGGAAATACTGCCGACCGTATTGGAGATGGCTCTCCGGTCCAGGTCCTTCTTCGATATGAGATCCGCGAGCTTTGCTGTATATCCGTGAAGCTCCTCCATCACTTCCTTGTGGTGCTTATTTTTATCTTCCATGTCTGCCTCAAGGCTTGCATAATCGGAATACTCATCTTCGAGGTCGAAGAGATATTCTGAAAGCCAGGTCCTTGCCTCCATTCCCATGTAGGAATCAACCAGCTCCATGAAGTCGTGAAGATCAAAAACTGTCTGCTGCTTTCCGTCCGGAAGTTCCATGATATTTGCCATCATGCGCCTCCTTCGATGCTGTGAAGGATGCCCGGAATCTGATCCGGATCATCCAGGACAAAAACCGGAAAACCGAGTGCCCTCAGCATCTCGTGGCGTTTCTTCTGAAGCGGTCTCGGTACCTTGCCCTTGGTCTTCACTTCAACAAAGCCGATCCTCTTTCCCGGCAGCAGGACGATCCGATCCGGCATCCCGTCAAATCCGGGTGATATGAATTTCGGACTGATCCCGCCATGCTCCTTTGCCGCATGGACAAGTCTCCCTTCGATGTCTCTTTCTCTTAACATCTGTCCCTCTTCTGGAAAGCCGGTGATTTCTTGCTGATGCAATAGGTCCAGTTAAGTGCATCCGGATCAATTGGCATATAGCCTGCCATCATCATGGCATCCTTAAATTCATTGTTTGTAAGATACAGCCCGGTATCGCGTTCCAGGATATGCTTGATGCCATAGCTCGTCCGCTCCTGCAAGGGAGACTTTCTCGGGAGAATGTTCTCTCTGATCCAGTCCATCACGAGGTCGATCTCGACCTGCGGGTGATCGGTTATAAGGTCAGCGTCCTCCCATCCATTCTCGATACTGTATGGCCTATTATTTTTCATCATGATATTGATCCTCCATCAAGATGTGACGGTCGTGACAGTCTCTCCTATACCCTTTATAAATATTAGAATTTTTCATTTTCTAATACTGCGTGAGGTTGGGTATGAGAGGTTCACGACCGTCACTTTTTAATCCATAAAGTCATTCATCTTGAGCCTTAAGCCTCTGACAATCACGCCTTTATTGGTTCTCTTCTTGCTGTAGCCACGGTTCTTGAGTTCCGTATAGAACTCTGTGGTGCTGCGGATAAACTCACCAATCCTGTCGCAATATGCCCTGTACTGGATATAGAGATCTCCTGACTTCTCTGTGAAGTCATCGCCTACTTCGCAGCAGTCCTCCATGAAGTTGCTCATCCAGTCATTGCTGGCCTTATACTCATTGATGGCATCCACGACTACCTTCGGGCGCTTCAGGTGATAGCCCTGGTCGATAGCCTTCTTGGCGCCTTCGATCACCCAGGAGAGAATCGCCGGTCCTGCCTTCTCAACAAGGAAGTCCGCATAATTCTTCACGTCACCTTTGCCGGTGAAGCTCGCATTAAAAGGAATGACGATCAGCCGTCTCCAGGTACCGGAATCGGATGCTCCGACTCTTGGCAGATGGTTTGTGTAAAGGACAACCGTATGGCTCGGTGTGAAATCTCCCGGATCTTTGAACTTGCGCTCGCCCTGGATCTTATCCGTTGACGTGATCTGCTTCAGGACTGAGGTTGAAAGCCTCTGCCCTTCTTCCAGCTCTGCCGCAATGGCAAGGCGCTTACCCTTAAGTTCTGTGATCTCCCACTTCGTGTTCCGACGCACCCCGACTGTCAGTGTGTCAGCCGAGATTGATCCGGAATAGGAACCCAGGACCCGTGCAATGCTGTTAAAGAAGGTAGACTTGCCGTTGTGCCCGTCGCCGTATGCGATAATGAGTGCCTCCACATACACGTGGCCGATTGCGGCAAGACCCATGACCGCCTGCACGTAGTCGATGAGTTCCTGATCACCGAGAAACGTCTTCTGAAGCGTATCCTGCCAGATGTCGGAACCCTCATCGCCGGGCTCAACAAGAGTCACCTTCGTCATGTAATCCTCAGCCCTGTGCTCCCGCTTACTGGACAACCCTTCCCGAAGGTCATAGGTAGCTTCCGGTGTATTCAGGAGAAACGGCTGATTGTCGAGATCCTCATACCCTATGTAGACCATAGGCTGGGCCGCCTGCATGGCAGAATTGATGTAGCGCATGTTGCGGCGCTGCATGACAAATGCGTGGTAGGAAAGAGCTGACATATAGGCCATGAGAAGCTGCAGCTGATTGCCTTCGAGGTTCTTGGCAGCTTTCTTCGTATCAGTAAGATCCTCTTCCGCCACACCGGAATTGATAATCGCCTGCTTGGTTTTAAAGACAAGAAGCTCCGCATCCGCAAGCTGCAGATCGAGGAACTCTTCTGTCGCTCCGACCGCTGCCGATGCAGAAACTTCCCAGAAGACCCCATCGTAATGAAGAAAACCGGTCTGCTCGCTGTAGCGGATCTCATCACCATATTCTTCGGAGAGAACCTTGGCCTGACCGATATCGCTATAATCGGAGGGCTTCAGTGATCCGGCAGGGTCTTTCGGAATCGCCGAATTGAACTGCTCCGGAGGAACATAGCCAGGCTCGCTTGATACCTTCTTCTCCCACTTACCGGCAGAGGCCCATATCTTCGAGAGTTCATCATCCGAAAGTGGCGGATCGCACTTTGCGGCTTCCTCGAGGAAGATCTTGTGGGCTTCCTCCGAATGGCCGTAACGCTTCACGACACGTCCGGCAAACTTGGAAAGAGTAGAATTCCGCTTGCCTGCCGGAATCACATATCCGGTTGCTTTCTCCTGCTCATGGATAATGGCATCTATCGTCACCTTCCCGTCATGCCAGATAGCACTCTCTGTCTTGCTGCCATAGATGAAGCGGCCGGCGTCGAGCGCATTGTCATCGAAGAAGGGGTAGACCTTCTGGATCTTCTCCTTAAGCTTTGCATAGGCGTCCGGGTCTGTCTCCTTTGGAATCTCGAAGTAGACATGGAACTTCGGCCGCGCAGGCTTTCCGTTCTTCACCTTCATGTGGTGCCTGGAGAAGGTGATCGCATACGGGACATCTTCGAACTCCTCTGCGAGTGCTTCCGGTGTCACCCAGACAGCCGGGTCCTCGGAGTGATCATTGTCACAGTCCATGACGACGCACTGGGAAGAGAGGAAGTTCTCGTTGCTTCGATAGTTGCCCTTGTACTCGGCGCAGACATGATCGTACTGGACAGCGGAGGCAAGTGCATCCGCATCCGTGATCTCGTGCCTGTCCGGGTAGAGGCAGTTCTTTTCATTACCAGATACCCTGGCGGTATAAAGAATCAGTTTCATCACTGGATCTCCCGTCTCTGGTCATCCAGCACCTTCAGGATGAACTTCAGTGCCTCAATGGTTGTGGTAAGCTCTGCGTCTCCGCCAAGAGCGATCACTACGCCATCGGTATCGCCTGTGTAATCATGGGTTGGATGAACCGTAATGTCTGTGCCGCCCATATCCTGAATGCGGATATAAGTTCTGGAGCCATGACCGGTATCGCCGCCCTGGTAGCCATTGGTGCCGGCTTCCACTTCGAGGATGTTGGCGTCATAGATTTCTCTCTTGAAGGTGTCTACAGACTTCCCGTTTACCTCACGCTCACCGCTTATTACTTCGTACATTTGACTTCCTCCTTACTGACAAAGCGGACCGGCATTCCCTTGTGCTGGGCGCGGTCGATCTCGACCTGCATACCCGGCGATATCTCATCACCGAAAGCCCAGAGCTCTGCGCATTTGGATAAAAGCGCCAGATCCATAAACATTGCTAAATCTCGTTCCGTTTCTTCCTTCATGAACTGAGGAAGGTACAGATGCGGTGTAAGCGGTATCCCGCCTTCATCTACGACAAACCGGCTGTACTGCCTCGCCTTCTCAAGGTTCCCTTCGATGTCTCCGGAAAACGGACTGCAGACGTAGATGATTGGACGGAAGGAAAACTTCCTGGCATCCGCTGCAGTGATTGCCTCATAGGCTGTCAGGTCCATATAGCCTTCCGCATTTCGTTTCGCTATCCTGTCTTCCACATGTAATTCCTCCATTTCTGGGAGGACGAATAAAATGAGCCCTTCTTGTCCTTCCAAAACACACAGGACAAAAAGAGCTCATTTGAGCAAAACCGTATTCAATCTTTCTGATAAAAATCGCAGGCGTAACCATCGGCCCGAAGGAGCAAGCCCGGAATCCATGGCGGCGTCTTTCCCATAAGAGCACAGACCTCATCAAGCGATACGTCTTCCTTGCACTCGATAATGAGTTCATCGTGGACATGCGCACAAATGAAGTAGTGCTCCAGCGTCTGCATGGCATAGCACAAAATGTCACGGCAGATGGCCTGGGTGATATTCTCGACGAATTTCGGCCCGTAGCTGCTGATCCGGGACCAGTGCTTCGTGGAATCGAGGCCCATGTAGGTTACGCAGTCTTCGCCGAACTGGTTCTGACCGATCCTGGGCTTTACGTAGGAAAGGCATCTGCCGGAGGGAAGAGTAATAAAGAGCATGCCGCTCTGACAGATGAATCGAAAGCCGTGCGTCTCGATCGTCGTTTTCATGCGGACCGCCTGCTTTACAGCAGAATCGACATCCCACCAGAACTGAACGATCCTCGGATTCGTCGACCGCCAGGCATCGACAAGCGGCTGCAGCTCTGACTCATCAAGTCCCATCTCAAGAGCACCCATGGCCTTGAGTGCGCCGACCGAGCCGCCGTAGCCAAGGGCCAGCTCCGCAATTTTGCCACGCTGCCGAAGATGCCCGTTCTCGCCGTGCTTTACCACCCGGCAGTGAAACATCTGACTCGCCGACTCGCAGTAAATGTCCTTATTCGCCGCAAAGGAATCGATCCGCCACTGCTCCTTTGCAAGAAACGACAGGCATCTTGCCTCGACCGCTGAGTAATCTGCTACATAGAACTTGTATCCAGGTTTCGGATAAGAGCCGTCCGGATCAGCTCGGATAACACCTCCGGTACGGAATCATAGAGAAGCTCGAGTGCTTCAAAGTTTCCGGTCCGGACCAGCTCACGAGCCTCAGCCAGATCCGGCATATCGTTGCGCTTCAGGTTCTGAAGCTGCACCAGTCTTCCGGCAAAGCGGCCGGTCCTCGGCGCACCCATGAACTGGAACATCCCGCGTATGCGGCCATCCTTACAGGCAGCGCGTTCCATCGTCTGATATTTTTTGATAGACGACTTTGCCGTCTGCTGCCGAAGTTCCAGGACCCGCTTGATATCATCCGGAGCTCCTTCATGAGCTCATGCACCTGCTTTCTTTCCAAGAGTATCTGTCTCGACACCGTGGTCTGATAGATACCCTTTTAGCTGCTGGACCGAGTTTGGATTTTCAAGACCTGTGAGTTCTTGTCATCTCTGCCATGAGACTATCATGTGTCTTTGCATCTATGGCGATCGCATTCTCCACGAGCTGCCGGTCCACCATCGTGCCCTCTGTCGTTGATCATCTGGTCGATCCGGTACTCATTCCAGACGGAATCCGGTACCGGGTATTTCTTAAGACGCTCCTGGATGGAGATTTCCACTTCAACATCGCGGATGTTGTAAGATTTGAACACTGCCCACTTCTCCGGCGCGTCCGATGGCAGGTTCCGGGTCTACCGTCCTTCTGGCTTTCGGCACGGCAGAGAAAACTTGATCAGTTCTTTGCCCTCATTCATCTTCTGGTCTTCAGATTTAAGACCTCACCGACCTGTGCCAATGACAGCGGAAGTCCCGGTATGCGGACCATACCATCGAGCAGTGCCAGGAGGCAGGGTTCAGGTAGTTTCCGACCGAGTCCTCCGGCGATGCTGTAGCTCTTGAAAGTACTCCGGATAGTTCTTCCGAAGATAGGCTGATAAGCAGACCCTTTCAAACATGCAGTTGAACGCCCACTTTGTAACGGATGGATCCGTGAGAGCCTTCAGGATCTCCTCCGGAATCTTTTCTCCGGATACAAGGTCAATGGTCTTTACCGGACCATGGTCACAGAATAGCCAAACAGCAGAATCAAAATCGTCTGATTCCGAGTATCGATATACACCGCCTTCGAAAGGTCGACCGCTGAATACGTCTCAATATCAATAGAGAGATTCTTCATGTCCTTCCTCCAGAAAAGAAGCCGGGCAGGATCTCTCCCGCCCGGCCATTTATTTACTGCTGATTTTCAGTTGCCATCTTGTTTGCCTTATGGCCTTTTATCTTCTTCCGGATAAAGAGGACCAGGGCCTTGATCCAGTAGCAGATTCCGACAATAGCCTATCCCGAGGATCATGCCAAAGGCGCCTGCAATAACAACTCTTTCATCCATTCGTACATCATAATTTTCACCCTCTTTGTCATGGCCCAAGCAGGCAGCAGTCACTCCTGCTGCCCGAGATCGGGTCTTACAGTTAGTCTTAATCGAGGAAGCCGTCATCGTCGTCATCATCGCATCCGCGAAATCATCCTCTGCACGGCTCCTGCTGCCAAGCGGCTCTCCATCACGGATCTTCTGCAGGTTGTTGAGCCCGCAGGCAATGCCGCGATTGCCGGAGCTGTTGAAGGCATAGAACGAAATCGATGCGCGCCGTAAACACCGGAGTAAACCTCACTGAATGATCGAGAATCTCCTGGCGGTCAGCATCCACGATGCCAGGTGCCGTGGTGGAGTTCGCATTGATGAAGTACGAATCCTTGTACGCCTCATCATCCGGACGCTCGGTGTCGCCGTCACGAAGAGGCGTCTTGATCGCGGACAGAGCTCAGGAACGGCCTTGCCGTTGCCCTTGAGCTTGGACTCTCCCTCTCGGTAGGCTGCCTCGATCGCAGCCTTGATCTTGTTCACAGTCACGGTATCCTTCTTCGGGATGATCAGGGAAACACTGAACTTCGGCGTACCGCCGTTGATGCTCTTTGCCTCCCACGCATTGCAATAGGACCAGCGTGTATCCTTGCCGGTAATAACTTTTGTCGGATTAACCATCTTAGACATAATCTTTTCCTCCATATGTCATTCTTTGAAATCATCTGCGGCTGAGCTCATCTCCGGCCGTTTGTCACTCTGTGGAACAAGAGTAGGTTTACCCTGTGGCCGTTCCACGAGAGACCCCAGCACCTCATCAAACTTTCTTCCGTCCCATAAGCAGGGACGTCATTGCCGTAATACCGAGAACCTTCTTCTCATACGGATCAAAGCCTGCTGCCGATCCACAGCCTTTGCGACTGCTCCTCGTTCGATGTACTTCCGATTGGCTCTGCCTGCGACCAGCTTGAAACCGGACCACTTCTTACCGGAAAGTGCCTGCTTCTAAGGCATAGTCCTTAATGTCGGATTGCCCAGGCTTGCAGCTGGTCGAGCTTCGGCAGGATTGCTTCGATCTCCTCATCCTCCAGTGTCGGCGGGCATCGCGAAGTCGTAACGGGCAAGTTCCAGATTCGTCTTCTGCCCGCTTTCTGCAATTGGCTTTGACACTGCAAAACTGGCAATGATCACCTGCTTTAAATTCGCCCTCGCCTTTGAATGCGAGCTTTGCTGCCGGGACCAGAACCTCATCCGCCCATGTGAGAAGATCTTCCTTCGCTCATCTCCGTCTGCTCACATTCTCAAGACGCGGCTGGAAAATCACCATCCGGACGTTCTTGATGTCATAGATTCCATCGAACATATCCACACAACCAAGTGCGTAGCACTTAAGCTGCGATGACGAGCTGTCCACCTTGATTCCGGTTCCGTATTTCAGATCCACGATCGTCAGGGTGTCATCACCGACGATCAGCGCATCTGCCGTTCCGAAGGATTCCGGTATCCACCGGGAGAGATCGAGCTGCTGCTCAACCAGTACGGTAGGATCAGGACAGGTCTCTTTCTCCTTCTCCATCTGCTCCATCACATAGGCGACATAGTCGTCTGTCGCCGACTCCATCTCCTGGTCATAGCAGTCGAGATCCTCCTGTAGGATCTCTTGCCTTCCTGCCGAGCGCCTTCTTCAGCTTGTACTCGGCAAGGCTGTGAGCGCAGGTCCCTGAGGATGGCATACTCGGATGTCCGGCCACCAGTATCGGAGTTGAGCTTTGCCGATGGCGGACAGGCGATCCAGCGATTACTGGATGATGCCGAGAGAAATGCGTGCTTATCAGGCATCGGGTATCACCTCCGCCTCCTTGAGGAAGCTCCGCATACTCTTCCGGCTTGAGTCTCGGAGAGCTTGTGCACACCGATGCTTTTTCAGAAGCTCTCGGATCGCATCTGTGTTGGCCTTGCTGACGCGAGTCTTCTTTGCCATTACCGCACGGAGCTCTTCGAAGGTGATCGGCTTCGATTCTTCCTTCTTAGGCTCCGGCTTCTTCTCTTCCTTGACCGGCGTCTTTGCAGTATCATCGGTTCCCGAAAAGATCTCCCGAATAGATTCGGAGATACCGATCAACGTTTCACCGCACTTCTTCATCTCATCCAACGTAAGATCGAGATCTGACATCTTTGACATTTCTCTGTCCTCCTTTTTCTGTCATCTGCATCCTGCCGGCAATGCGATCCGCAAGGAAGCTGATCCGCTGCAGAAGCCAAATGACATCTGCTCTGGTGTACTGTCCTGTGTCTTTGTACATTTCCTGCACCTACCTTTCTGGAAAGATTTTTCTTTATCTCATCCCTTCCAAAACACACAGGACAGAAGCCGCCGATTTGAGCAAAAAGGAAAACAAAAAAATAAGAGCCTGAGGAAATGAATCCTCAGACCCTTATGTAGTCGGTTGTGTATGTAAGTATTGGCTTAAGCCATATTGCAGGCATCTTTCAGTATTCTAATCATCTGATTCCCATGCTCGATATACGTTTTTTCTTTCCATTCCTTGTTTGGATTAATGCCCTGGGCAAGGAGCTCTTTTACAAGATCCGCCATAACTCTCAGTTTCAGACTTCCTTTGGAAATCATGTCTTCAAACGTACTCTGTTTCGATTCCGGAGACATGTTGGAAAACTTTGAATTGACGTTTCTTTGTATGATGCATAGATTACCGAAGTTATTGACTCCGGCATCAGGTGCCCATTGTTCAAAGGTTCCTTCCGAAGGATGCTGTGGATACCAGTGTTCTACCGAATTTCGGAATTCAAATACGAAGTTCTGATATTTCGACTGATTATTTTTCCAAAGTAGATAATCAAGATAATTGAATATCAGATGAGGCGTGTTGACACCCATATCATAATTTCCAGCAGTGAGATAATCCTTCACAGTCACGCTACCGCTGGTGTTGCTTGAGGAACCGAAACGGATATAGTCCTCGACCGCGCCTTCGAACTTAGCCATATCATTTCTATTCGTATCGTCATATAACCATTTCAACAGTTCTGTGATCCAGTGCATGATCTTTGGCGATGTATATGAAACTCTGAGACAGGACTGCAACATAAGAATCCTCTTATGCCGAGGCTCATAGTTTTTTGCCCATTCTCCCTTCGTTCCAAAATAGCTGTTAGAATAGTATGGTTTCTTTTTTGTCTGCTGACCGGACGAATGAAATGTCTTGATGCTCCAGGCTCCATCCGAGTCGTCATTAATAAATTCACGCTTGACGATATACCGGTCAAAAAGGAAACGGCACTTCAGAAGACACTTGATGAATCCATTGGCAAACGCAGCTGGCTCAATCGGCTCGCCATCCTGCTTTCCTTCTTCTATTACCGAGGAGAATGTATCTGTCAGTTTCTTATCATCAAGCAGTTCATTGATCTGAGCATCAATCTGATTGCTCCAGACGTAGATCTTCAGTACATGCAACAAAAAATATGGGAATGTAATAATGCTTTCAAAACGAACTCTCTCTTCGGAATCAGAAATTACGGGTTCATTTCTAGGAATAAACTTTGGATCAATAATCTCTCGGATTTCTTTACCGCTGGTGTTGTTGTCCTCTACCTTCACTATGTCATAAGGTTCATCTTCCCATTCCCATCCAAATATGGCAGCTCTGAGTCCGGTATCAAAATGCATCTGAACATAACCGGTCATATCGCTACAAGCATCCCAGATAGTGGCAAATGTCGCCATGTCCGGCCCATCCAGATAACTCATCAACTGAGCTTTCAAGATATCCTGCTGTTCCAGCTGCTCGCCACGAGTATTCATTATTTCGAAGTAGTGATTCAGATCAGTATTCTCCGGAACTTCAATCCGATAGACTTTTACCGAAGGAAGCTTATTGATGAATGCGGTCTTTTCATCATCAGTATAATTTCCCAATTCATTCTCTATGATCTTCCTGCCATTCATCAAGCCATCATCGATATCATCTATAGAAATAGCGTCTTTACCGGTTACAATCATCTGCAGCGTATAATCTGATTTTTTACGACACTCGAAAGTTAGGATACTCTCCATAGGGAGCTGAAGATAATTCAAAAGAAGGAACAGCGCTGTCAGCCGCTGCTGCCCATCTATCACCTCATACCTGTTGCCCTCTTTTGAAACAATGATTGACCCGAGATAATAAGAACTGCCATCCGTGTTATCAAAGTCGTTGATGTCATCGATCAGTTGCAGAATTTCCCTATCTTCCCAGGCGAAGGCTCTTTGATACAGTGGAATAACATAGGAAATAGAACTGTCGCTGAAGATGGTCTTATGGGCCGTGGGATCATATATTGAGAATTCGACAATCTGCTTTTCCTCCATTTATTTTTCCTCCCCATAGCCGTTAATTTTCTTCAATACTTTATAAAGACTATCCCAGTTCTTCTTATTCTTGGCTTCGTCTGGCGACCGGAGCACCTTGATCGGAATGCTGGCCACTTCCGTGTGTATTCTTGCGTTTACGATTGCCGCGAACATCGGCACAGCGTTCGAGTAATTCGAATTTTCATTGATTCCAAGCGCGTACCGATTGATCGTATCAAACGGCAGATTCTCCATATCCACGCGGATCATGAATGCCCAGGTAAAAAGCTTTTTGATGACCTGCGGATCAAAATTTCGGAAGCGATCATAATAGCAAAATACAGCGCATTCAAACAATTGCTTGGCATAGCCAAAGCCAACGGAGCGGTTGTTTTCGAAAATATTTTTTATTTCCTCATCCTGATATAGGTCCTTGTATACCTCTTCCTGCACAAACTTCAGCAGATACAAGTAGTACTCGACCATTTCAAAGAAATCATTCCCGGCAATAAAAGTCTCCGGAATTTGAAATGCCGGCATAGCTTTCTTTGCTCTCGCCGCGTAGGTATAAGGTGATGATTCGCTGATACCTTTGTAAACATCGATCTCCTTCGCCGTGAATGGTCGACTCTTCTGATTATGCGTCCAATTCATGATAGGGAAGAGATACTGGCTGAAAAGCTCCTTAATTTCCAGCGGTTTAATAGCCTCCCACTTTGTAACCGCCCGTTGCATCTCATATGGATAATTGCGCATCTCCCGAAGATGGTAAGCTTTCAACAGATCATGTGGGTCCAGTTCCTTGCCTCGTGTATTCTGGGAATCAAAGAGCTGGAATGCCTCCGACTCCTTAGGAACAACAAGAACAACCACTTCCAATATCTTTGAATATGCCATCAGAAACCGTTCTTTATCCTGTTCCCTCGTTGAGGCAAACCAATCCCAGATAAACTGGTAATTTGAATGGATATTTTTCTGGCTGTCGGGATTCGAGAACTTCGTATTCAGAAGGCTGCATTCAGCAAGATCCGGCTTCAGATACAGCTTAATAAGCAACAATGATATGCAGCGCTGCTGCCCATCGACAATATCGTATGATTCAGTCTTATCGTTATAATGAAGGATGATGGTTCCAATCCTGTATCGAAATGAACTATGCTTGTCGCCTTCCCCGATTGCATTCTCTATATCCACGAGAAGATCAGAAATGTTCTTTATTCCCCATTTATACGGTCGCTGATAGCCTGGAATGGACAGATTCACAGACAGCAGATCTTCCACATTTATTATCTGAGCCCGTGATAATTTACCCTCGTTCATTCTGCTACCTCTTTATCTAATTTCTGTCATAAACCATTTGCAATAAGTTCCTTGAGTGTTTTTCCCGTCTTATCTTTCCAGGCTGTTTTACCGTTACAGCTACCGCCATCTACGAAACCGCCTGCTGTAGACGCACTGTTAAATTTAACGTCTTCATGGATCACGGCTGATATTCCGTCTGCACTAACCGTTTTCTTGACGTGCTCTCTTTCTGTCTTTGCTTTCAGCGCAAGGCCTTTAGATTCTGACATTCGGATCTGGCTATTGGTGAGCACTATATACGCATCATCACTGACTTTACATTTTGCAATAAACCTTTGCTTCGTTTTCCGGTCGGTCCATTCATATTGAAGATAGAGAGCCGTGCCATCATCCTGAATCGGCTGGTCAGGTATTGATGCCGGTGCTGAAGGTGCTGGATCTGCAGGAACAATGGTTTCATCCGTTGTGTCACCACTGAGTGATCCCAGATTTATTCCATCCTTATTCTTCCACTCCTTAGGTCCACTTATGCTATAACCACTGACAAAGCTCGCCGCATAAGAAGGACTGTCAAATGGTATATTCTCCAGCAGCTCATGATCAGAATTTATCTTGTCCTGATGCTGTTTTCTGAGCTGCTTTACTTTTTCTGGGCAGGATTTCGCAATAGTATCAGAGATAATACTGCCCTTCAGAACAATAAACCCGTCTGCCGACATTACGGCAGTCGCCTTCCATTTATCGCTGCCGGTCGTTAAATACAACAAGTCATCCTTATGACCGGTTGCATCGATACCTTTAACAGAAGGCACAAAAGCAGGATATCCTATGGTTCCCATAAACATCTTGGCGTCAAGAATATCGCCCTCGAGCGAATCTGCAACATAATCCTTCAGCTTTGGCTTGTGAGGCTCGACCGCATTCTTAAGAAGATATCTGCCTGCTTTCTTGATCTCATTCCAGAAACGATTCTCAAGGTAGCTGATTGCACCTTGATCGAAATGACTATCATTAGAAACAAAGCAAACGACCTCGGTCCAGTACGAGGAGCCGTCACTCTCAAATTTATGCGGCTCGATACTCCGATCGAGGCAATGCTCGCCTTGGCCTACATACACAAATGGAATGGGAGAATCCGTATCTCTGCCGTAAAGAAAATAGATTCCAGGAGTATTGATATAGTCGAGGTTCTTGCTCTTATCCACATCCTGACGAGACAGCTTGTACATATAGCAATTCGATTTTGTTTTTTCCACACGCCAGCGGCCGTCCGCGTCGCCATCCATCATATAAAGATGTAGTGTTTCTCCCATTTATACCACTCTCCAATGTTATTTCCCAAATATCCCCGGAGCATTCTACCGGACATACTTTCTATCACTATTCTTCCGATTGTGTTCTTGACTTTCTCATCTTCACGTATGTCTTATAGCTGTCTGCAAACTTCTTGAAATTCTCAGCTTGCTCGAGAACTTCCTTATATACATCATCTATAGTCACCGGCGGATATCCGTATTGGTCAAGAAGAATAATCAGATCGACCTGCAAATTTGCCTTAATATCATCTCGCGATGACCAGTCTGTATATCTGGATTTATCTTCAACGATCTTCTTTATCTCCTTCGAGAGCGTGATCATCTTGTCCTGAGGATATTCAAATTTGTACTTCTTGGCTACGGCTTCGAGGATGTCATAGAATGCTTTCTCCTCAAAATCAATGCCCATACCCTCAAAGGATTTCTTATCTTCCTTCAAATCCTGCAACAATTGTGCCAGCTGCTCGGCAACATCGTCCAGCACTTCGTTTGCAAAAGCCAGATCAGAGCTTCTGTCATTATAGGCATCCACCACATGCTGAAGCCGCTCGGAAAATTCCACACCTTTGATTTTATTCACCTTGCGGTATTCATCGATGGCCTGCTTCAGGAGCTTCTGAAGAATTTTTACCTTTGTATTCGGGAGCTTAATCTGCTGAATCTTTGCGAGATATTCATCGCTGAAGAGATCAGTCTCTATTTGCTTTCCAGTCTCGAAAAGCTCTTCGATGCCATCCGATTGGATTGCCTCTTCAACCATTCTCTGCACCTTCGCATTCATCTGCTCTATATCAGGTGCCTCACCTTTGGTCAGTTTGAAGAGGATGGAACGAACAGCCACATAGAAATAGATCCAGTCCTTTTCTTCATCAGAAATATCCCCGCTGGAAGCACAGAGATTAAAGGCCTGCTTCAGCCGCTTAACCGCCGCCATAAAGCGAAGTTCTGTATCTTCTGTAGTCTGTACAAATTCGACTGCCCGGTTCAGGCATTCAAGTTGCTGCTTAGGTGTTCCGGTAAAATAGGCTGACGCATCAAATTTATAGAACATCTGCCTGAGGACTTCCAGTTGATCCTTAACGATCGTAACAGACTGCTCAACGCCTTCAAACTCTTCTGTATCGAAATTCGTATATTTGGCGAGGGCCTGATTCATGGCATTCTTGATGCCAACGTAATCAACGATCAAGCCTTTATCCTTACCTTCATATGTACGGTTCACACGAGAAATGGTCTGTATCAGCGTGTGCTGCTGGATAGGCTTATCAATATACATCGTGTCGAGGAAGGGCACATCAAACCCAGTAAGCCACATATCGACAACGATGGCTATCTTGAAGTTTGATTTAATATTCTTGAACTGCCGGTCGAGCTCTTTGCGGTCATCCTTCGTGCCGAGCAGGTTATAGAGTTCCGGCTCATCATCCTTGTTTCTGGTCATTACAAGGCAGACTTTGGCAATTGGCTTAAGTTCTTTCTTCTCTTTCTCTGTAAGCTCTGTGCCATCTGGTGCAATCTTCTCCTGGACCCACTCCGGCCGAAGCTCCAGAAGGATCTTGTAGAAGCGATACGCAATGTCTCTATTTGCGCAGACAAACATGGCTTTGCCGGCAACAGTCGCTCCTTCTGCCACTCGATTCTCATAGTGTTTTATGAAATCTTCTGCAACAGCACGAAGTCTGTCTGGGTCACCCAAGATAGCATCCAAGTGAGCAACCGCCTTCTGGCTCTCTTCAATCTGATACTCGTTTGCGCCTTCTTCTGCACAGCGGGCATAGTAGTCTTCTATCTCTTTGACCTTGGCATTATCGAGAACGACCTTTGCAGCCCTGCCCTCATAGACCAGATTCACCGTAATTCCATCCCGGACGGATTCTGTCATCGTATAGGCCTCGACGACAGGCCCGAACACATCGATCGTTGCGTCAATTGGCGTGCCGGTGAAGCCGACATAGGTGGCATTCGGCAAAGAGTCATGAAGATACTTGGCAAAGCCATATTTCTTTGTGACGCCATCCTTGGTGATCCGCACTTTCTGCTCCAGGTTTACCTGAGATCGATGTGCCTCATCAGAAATGCAGATGATGTTGCTGCGATCAGAAAGAAGCGTAATATCCTCAGAGAACTTCTGAATGGTGGTCAGATACACACCACCGCTTGTTCTGCCAGTAAGCTCCTCTCGCAGCTTATCTCGAGATTCAATACTGACAACCTTCTCATCACCAATAAAATTCTTGGATGCCGTAAACTGACCGGAAAGCTGATCGTCGAGATCTGTACGGTCTGTGATGAGCACGATGGTCGGGCTGTGAAAGTGTTTGCTCTTCATCAGCATCCTGGATAGAAAGAGCATAGTATAGCTTTTGCCACACCCGGTCGCTCCGAAATACGTGCCACCTTTACCATCGCCCTGCGGCCGCATATGCTTCTTGATATTTTCAAAGAGCTTTGTCGCTGCAAAATACTGTGGATAACGGCAGACGATCTTTAATTCCTTATTCGACTGGTCTGGGAAGTAAATAAAATTCTTAATGACTCCAAGAAGTCTGTCCTTGCGAAACAGTCCTTTGATCATCGTCATTAGAGAGTTGATGCCCGCTGTATCCTTATCATCAGGATTGACTTTTCGCCAGGCATAGAAAAAGTCATATGGGCTGAACAGAGAACCATATTTGCTATTTGCTCCGTCGCTTATCACTACGAAGGCGTTATACCGGAACAGATCAGGAATATCCCGCTTATACCGTACTGTCAACTGGGTATAAGCATTCATAATCGTGGTATTTTCCTCAATTGCTGTCTTGAATTCCAGCACTACAAGCGGCAGTCCATTCACGTATACTATGGCATCCGGAATGCGGATCTGCTCATAGCCCTGAATTTCAATCTGGTTTACAATCTTGAAAATATTATTTTCCGGATGTTCATAATCAAGCAGAGAGACATAGAAGTCCTTCTGACTGCGGTCCTCCCTGGTGAGGATAAAACCGTCCGTCAGGTCATTCATGAACGACTTGTTCTCTTCATAAAGTGTCCCTGAAAAAGAGCGCAGCCGATGAATAATTCCATTGATTTCTCCAGAAGTGATACCAACGGAACTATAACGATCTGTTAAATAGCTTTTTAAATCATTTGCCAGAAGCACTTCTGACCGTTCTCGATGGATTTTGTCTCCCTCGATATGAACATATCCTTCGTCCTCAAACAGTTCCATAATGGAGAGCTCAAGGGCATGTTCATTGAACTTCATGGCTACACATCCTTTCTAATAATAGTTTCTGATAAATGATAATTTAGAAGCGCAAATGACCGCTCTATTTGATGAACTCATCATTTCAAATGACGAGTTTGAGTTTGACGAGTCGCTCGATGATAGAATCGACTTTGTTAATGGCCTTGCAATGCAAAACTTCAGACCGCTGGAAAGCGAAGTCGGTATTCCAGTAATAAAGATCAGAGAGCTTACACAAGGTTATTGTGATGAAAACTCTGAGTTTTGCAGTCCGTCCATTGATGACAGCCATATAATCCGTAGCGGAGATCTCGTTTTCTCTTGGTCGGGAAGCTTACAGGCTGCTTTTTGGACTGCGGGAACCGCAGGTCTTAATCAGCATCTATTCAAAGTCGAATCCTCATCATACCCAAAATGGTTCATTTACAAGTGGGGTGTTATTTCATCTTCTTAATTTCCAGCGAATCGCTGAAAACAAGGGAACCACTTTTGGTCATATAAAGCGTGAGGATCTTCATGCAGCTCGTATCAAGAAGCTCAATCCAGATAGAATCGCAAAGCTTAACAGCTTGTTTGACCCGATTTTGAAAGCGTTGCTCTGCAATTCAAAAGAATTGCATGATCTCATGGAGCTACAAAAAGTCTTACTATCTAACCTAAGCCGCTAAATTATCATTTATCTTCTTTTTCAGCTTTATCCTTTCCGTAATAATGGAATAGCTCTTCACAATATGAAGCTGTTCCTCCATCGGAATGACCGGAACCTCTATCCTGCAAATATCATCCCAGGTAATTCCACCACGAACACTACCATCGGTCTTAAGCCAGCATAGCCTGTCGAACTCCGGACGTCTAAACCACATCATCAAATAATCAGGATTCAATACTTCCGGATCTGTAATTTCAAACATGAAATATGCTGGAGACACAATTGCCGGTTCATCTTCTGTATACAATGCAACGGGCAGCCGTTCATCACGGCCTACATGCATAGGGTTACAGGCAAACAGCCCTTTGTGTAAAAGCTTGTAATTACTGAGGTCGGTGCCGATTACATTTGCCACCGATGGCATAAAATATTTGTCAATGTTAATTCCAAGTACCCTGTCAGTAATGGAGTCTGAATTTCGGTCATCCACAGTCCGCAGATGCTTTCCGAGCGGTTCATATTTACTCATGTGTTTTCCTCATCCTATATATTTCTTATGCGCAAGCTTCACATTGCTCTCTTTTACCATAGCATACTGAAGCGTCGTATCTATTCTCTGATGCCCAAGCAGGTGCTGAAGCTGCTCAATTGGCATCCCTTTATCTATGGCCATTGTTGCAAGAGTCCTCCGGAACTTATGTGGATGGACCTTTTGAATACCAAGAGAATCTCCAATCCCACGAAGCCGAACTTCGATGCCACCAATACTCATACGGTTATGCGGCGCATTAAGTGAAACGAACAGCGCCTCTTCTGAATCCTCCCGACTTTCCAGATAATTCTGCAGATGCATTTTGGTGCGGGCATCGAAATATACGATCCTTTCTTTGTCGCCCTTTCCAAGCACAGTGCATTCTCGCTCGGTAAAATTCACGTCATCCCGATTAAGCAGCACCATTTCCCCGATTCGCATTCCGGTGGAAGCCAGCATATCAATAATTGCCAGGTCTCTGCTCTCTGTACAGCTGTCACGCATTAGCTCAAGTTCTTCATCGGTATATGTCTCCTTAATAGTCTTACCCGTCTTGACCTTATGGATTCTTCGGACCGGACTTTTGATAATGTAGTCTTCATCCTCAAGCCACCCGAAGAACGTAGATAAGATTCTTCGGATATTATCAATCGTAACCTTGCTTGAACCTTTACCCTCCTGATATTCAGAGAGGTATGTTCGTAGATCAGCAGTTGTGATATGATTCACTGCCTTACCGATTTTCTCGGTCATCTTTTCAACCGTGCTGCGATAATAAGCTAGTGTTTTCTCTGAACGCCCTTCAATCCTTTTTGCTGATAAAAACAGCTCAACATAATCTGGTTTTTCAGTTTCTTCCTCATTAGTCGCCTTGACAACATCGTAATTCTGAAAACTGTCTCTCAGCACATGCCTCAGTTGCTCCATTTGGCTGTTGTCAAGCACCCGGAGCATGCGCTGCTCGATTTCGGAAATAAGTTCTTCTTTCATGTTGTTCTCCTTTTGTATTATTCAAGAGAACAACACTCAGTGGCGGTTCAGTTGTATGCCCTCGCCACTGCAGAGGGTTTCGAATAAATGATAATTTAGCGGCTTAGTTTTGACAGTAGCAACGATTGCATAAGGGACATTTTGAGAGTCTCCTGATAATTGCATAGCAGTTGAGCAAAAATCGGCTCCGCCTTGTGTTTGAAATCAAGATGCTCCTCTTTTGACAAATGATATACTTTCATTCTGTCAAAGTCCTTTTTGCCTACATGAATAACTGTCGTGCCACCTTGAGTTCGTTGTATTTCTGCAAGAATAGGCTTTAGCGTCCAATAGAGGAAAAGTGGGTGAATATAATCCTTGATTGGAACAACTTTACAAACTCGCTGATTCAACACTCCAACATCACCAAACCAGATATGAGGAATGAACTCACCATCCATTCCAATTAGAATGTCGCCGCAGTTGATGTATTCCATGTTGCTTAACGTTTCAGACGTATAAACATCTGGATTGCACGTGGAGAGATCTCTGATACGGATTAAAGGATAGCCAACACGGTCAGAATTAAAGAATTCTGAGGAAAAAGCAGCTCCGTTAATAACCTTTAAATATCGAATAGACACTCTCTAAATCGTCGTCAGTCTTTGAAACAACTGATTGCTTGTACAGCGTCCTTGCGGCATCCTCTAAATTATCATTTATCTTCTGCTTTAGTGTGATCCTTTCCGAGATTATCCTGTAATCCTTTACTATCTCCAACTGTTCTTCATAAGGCGGAACCGGGAGCTCCACCTTGCACATCTCATCCCAGTCAAATATCTCGCGAACACTGCCATGGGATTTGTATCTTGCATACCTGTCGAATTCCGGGCGACTAAACCAAAGCATGAGATACTCCGGTATCAGCTGATGCTGGTCAATGATTTCAAAGACCGTATACACATTGCTGACAAGACCCTCTTCATAGTCTTCCAGCAAAGCAATGCCTATCTTATCTCCTCGACGAGAGGTATCAGGAATATACGTAAACTGTCCCTTCTTGACCACCTTGTATTTACTGAAGTCCGTTCCTACAGTATTTGCGATAGACGGAATGAACATCTTTTGAACGGATACCCCAAGAAGATTGTCTTCTTTACCATCTGTATTTCTCTCATCTACCTGCCGGATGAACTGGCCCAGCTGTTTATAGTTTGATTTCATATCCCAGCTCCTTAAATACCCCCAGCAGATCTTTCTTTGATTCTTCTTCCTGCTTCAGAAGATCAGTAAGCTCCGACTGCAATTGGGTCATCTTGGTATCAAAGTCAATGTTTTCATCACGATTTACGAACTCAATATACCGGCTCGGTACGAGCGTGAAACCTTTTTCTTTCACTTCATCGAATGATGCGCTGTAGCAGAACTCAGGAATATTATGATATGTCTCCTCATAGCCTTCCTGCTGCCAGGCGTGAAATACATCTGTAACCTTCTTGCGGTCCTCTTCAGTCAGTTCGATGTATTTCTTTTCATATGGGCTGCCCATCTGGCGGAGATCCATGAAGAGGATCTCGCGCTCACGGTTTCTGTATTTCTTGATTTTTCCGTTCTGCTCTACCGTCCGGGCCTTTTTGTTTTTATTCAGAATCCAAAGCGTGACGCTGATATCGGTTGTATAGAAAAGATTCCTCGGCAGAATGATAATAGCTTCGACCAGATTGTTTTCTATGAGCCTCTGACGGATGGACAACTCCGTTCCACTATCTGAAAGAGCACCGTTTGCCAACAGGAATCCGGCTGTTCCGTTCTGTGACAGCTTCGACACAATGTTCAGAATCCAGCCATAGTTCGCATTACTTGTCGGAGGTACATCGTAGCCGGCCCAGCGAGGATCATCCAGGAGCTCGTTTTCTGCCCTCCAAGCTTTCTGATTAAAGGGCGGATTTGCCATGATAAAGTCTGCCTTCAAGTCTTTATGCTGGTCATTCATGAATGTGTCTGCGGCTTGCTCACCAAGGTTCGCGGCAATTCCACGAATCGCAAGATTCATCTTCGCCAGCTTATAAGTGGTATTTGTCAGTTCCTGGCCATAAATAGACACGTTTTTTCTTATTTCCGGCGTGTGCCTCCACGAACTTGATGGACTGCACGAACATGCCCCCGGAGCCGCAGCACGGATCTATCAAGACGCAATCTTTGATACAATGCTCTTTTACATCAAGTGTGCCCGGAATATGCAGAAATACTGCGGTTTCGGCGATTTGCCGACCTCTTCTGGCGGCTCTTCCAGAACGCAGAAAGGAGCTGCATCTGGCCTTCGCTGCTGTTGCTGTCATGGTCAATGCACCTCCTTTCCGACACCCTTATAGGGCAAACTTAAAATGTATAGTCAAACTTAAATCATTAGGCGTCCTTAAAATGTTTATTCCTGCATCAATTTCCTGAAGTCTGGTCAACCATCTAAGGATGCTGCCATTCCTGCAGAACCGGAGCAGGGCTCCGTCACAGAACCTTTCTGCGCGGTCTGCTCCCAACAGAAGAGCCATTACAGCCTTTCCATCCAGGCCACTCACATCTGCTGTGGACATAGAATCCGTTGACCACTCAAGACCGTTTTCCTTCAAAATATCCTGGTAGCGGTTCAACCCGAACTCCGGATGGCTATCCATGAAACTCGTATATTTCTTCCTACAAGGCCTACTGACCGTATCGGGTATAATCAACATACGGCATCTGATATGGGTGCTCCGGTGTGCCATCGTTTTTTGTATCGATAAACCACTTCCCGAATTCATCCGACTGAAGGCGCGGTATGTATGCCGTCAGTTTTTCGTACATGGGCATCAACTCCTCCTCAAATGCATCTGCTTTAGTTATCCGCGGCTCTTTGCTATAATCTCCATAGCTTCAGTTATCGTGTCCAGAAGTCAGAAGGGTATCAATATCTGCCCAGACCCTGTTACTCATGACGATGCTCTTTCCGGTTTTAACTTCCTTCTGCGGAATTATTGCAGGGCCAAGAGTATAAATAAAATGCATTTCATTTGATCTTTCTTTAGGAAGCTCTGGCACAAATTTGTACAGCTCATCGGAGATCTCATAGCTCTCGATATGGTGAATGGATTGTAGCCTTCCGTTATATCTGAAACCGATATAATTCAATGGTTCCTTCGGCCAGCCACCTTTTCCACCAACCGGACAGCAGTACTTGCTATGCTTTCTCACAATATCTACATATGTGATATCTCCCGCCAGCTTTCTTCCATCCACAGTTTTTATTTCGGCATTTGTAAGTCCGAGGGAAACCACATAAACCTTATTCGTGTTTCTGTTTTGTGTAGTCATAATCCGCCTTATATACCTTTCAATGTCGTCAAGGATGTACTTTTCCTTGTTTGCAGAAACCGGTCGCGCCTCTTCGACAAGATCACATATGCTCTTCCAGGATAGATGCTTGATAACAGTTTCTGGTACTGAAGGCAAGTTGTTTGCTGCATATTCTTCGGAACATTCAGACATGGAAACGATAAGCTTATAACTTTGCAGGACTTTTCTTAAAGCTCTCCTTTTCTGAATACAGGTGGAGCTGCTCATATCGAGGCAATAGCCATCCACGCTTGGCTTCGATGATTATAAAGAAGTTTTTGTTATCAACGATTTCCAGATCTGTGATACCGTTTTCGCCTTCACTGACCTGGTAGCGAATGACGATATCATCTGTATCCGCATGGCAGCCTGTCAACCTGAATATCACAGCATCCAGTAGCTTGGGCATTTCACAAGTGCCCATGCTATGCTCTTTGTTATGTCGTTCTCAAGGCTCCCGAACAGATCGAAGATAGTTTCTACTATTTCACCATGTGCCCATAATTCTGCCATCCATCAATCTCCAGTACTATTTTTTATTGATTTCTTCTCATTCGCCAAAGCAATATTGACCTTAAACTCTTCTATAGCTTCCCGAGGAATCTCCGGTACTGGCACCTTGCATATAACACCATATCTTGAAAAATATATTCCAAGATATTTTATTTCCTTGCCCACAAGGTCGCCTTCATGCAGTTCGTCACATATCCTGCTCAGGAAGTAATAACCAAGAAGCTGCGCTGCATAGTCCCTGTGGTAACCGATATCTTTGGTGGATTTGAAATCATAAAGGCACCCATCTATGAAAATATCTGCATCGGCTCCGCCACAAAAGCCTCCATATCTTCCAAACTTCGGATTAAAGACTACAGTACTATCTTTTTGCAGAAGTTTTTCTGAGTGAACTACTTTTATAAAAACATTTCCTATCTCAACAACTTCTTTTACAGCATCCATATCTGGAGCACTTACTGCCGCCATAGCGGCTTCTTTTATTGTGCCGGACCGAATGCCCACACGAACGATATTGTCGAAGTTGGCAAACATTATGCATGGGTAGAAGATTTCATTTACCTTTCCGGTTCCATCTATGAAGGTTTTGACCTTCTCCTTCTGAGTCATGAAAGCCTTCTCTATGGCCGCACCATTCTTTTCATTCATTTTCCCCTTTGAGACGTAGCATACCTGCTTCAGCTATTGTGTTTTCCAGAGCTGCCTGGTTGTGAATCATCCTGGCTACATAAAAGCGAATCAGGTAATCAGAGCATGTACCGATGAATCCAGAATATTTACTGTTCACCAATGCCGGAACCGCTATCTCATTTTTCTTTGAAAAAGCCGGAAGCTGGTACTCGAAATGTAGTTAGAGCTCTTAGGGAGATAACTGCACAGTAGGTCTCTAATCGGCTTGTTTGTTTTAATCATTCTGGTCAATGACATAGCAGCGCCTCCGTATTCAATCACTTAAGTATCTCAGCCAGCTTTTTCCCTTCTTTAGTCTTCCATACCAGTTTGCCATCGCGGCTTCCTCCGACGACAAATGAAGCTGCCGTCGAAGGGCTATTAAATTCAACATCTTCCTGAAGGACCCCATCAGAACTGATCTTACTGTTGTCTCGCTTTTTCTTCAGAGCATCTGTAAAACCTTTCCCCTGAACCAATTTGATTCGACTTCCGGATAAAACATAATACTTTCCATCACGTAATTCGCAATATGCAAGAGCAGCTTTTCCCGTATCAGAGCGCCAAGTCATCTGAAGTGACAGCACCTTACTTGATGAACTACTATCATCGTGCTTAGGCTTCCCGCCTGACTTGGCGGCATCTGCAATGTGGGTTTTCACAATTTTCGATGGATCATCTTCTTTGATGTCCTTTTCCTTGGAGCTATCTCCACCCAGAGTTCCAAGGCTCACGCCATCCTTGTTACGCCACCATTTCAAGCCGCTTACATTTCTTCCGCTCACAAAATCCGCAGCATACGATGGGCTATTGAACACCTGGTTCTCTTTTAGTCTTCTGGAAGAATCGATGTTGTTTGCACTAGCAACGCGCAGTTTCTTTATGCTATCAGGACACCAATCAGCTACCTCAGTAGAAAGAAGACTACCTTTAAGCACAACGAAGCCTTCTGACGTAACGATTCCTGTTGCATTCCAGTCTTTGCCATCAGCGTTCGAATAATACAAAAGATTGTCCTTCTGATTATCTGCGTCCATCTCATC